GGCGGGCGTTCCTCTTTCACGGAGGCCGGCCGTGACTGAGGACGAGCGCATGCGCCTGGAGAACGCCGCGGCGCTGCCGTGGAATGAGCCGATGTTCAACATTTGTCCGGGGCGATACTTTGACCGGATGTGTTTCATTACGCTCCCGCCGGCGGTCGTACCGCCCTTCGGCGGCGATGTGGCGTCGTTGGTGTGGCGGTATGAGATCAACCCGCAGGAATGGTTTATGATATTTCGCCTCCGGTATAACGGCGGCTTCAATAGTGATCCATTCGGTCCACTCGACCGCAAAAGCTGGTACGCGGTGCGGGATCAATTCACGGAGGACAGCCGGCGCCGGCTGAACCAGGTGGCCGATTGGCTGGGGCTGCTGGGCCGGGCATTCGTCGGTGCGCCACTCGATCGCGAATACCTGATCATCGAGGGCGACAAGCAAAAGTTTTTCGACGTGGCCCTGCGGGAAAAGAAATCCTGGATGCACGTCAAAATCGTCCGCGTGCCAGACAAAACCGATCAACCCAACCCATGATTCCACCCGCTGCCTCCCGCCCCTTTGAGCCGAATTTCTGCCCCAATTGCGGCTGCAACATCCACAACATCGCCGTGGCGCTCCAATACGGTGCGCTGCGTGCCTCGCCCTCGGCGCTCGTCCATCCAAACGGCAACAACGGTCAAACGCCGTTGCTTACGGTGCCCAAGGAAAAGGTCAAACGGTCGCCCTGGACCGAGGAGGAACGGGCGGAGTGCATCCGGCTGTACGAGGCCGGCGAAAAACCGCGGCAGATCGCCCTGAAAATTGGCCGGACGCGCTCCGCGACTGCCGCGTGCATTTATACGCGCAAATCGAGACGGCGCAATGCCCGCAAAACCACGACGCCATGAGTACGACAAACTCAGTCCAGCGGATTCTCCACGCCAAGCCGCGGCGGGTGGATTTCGTCAGCCTGGTCTCGGATCACGAATGCGCGTTGCTGGCGGCAATGGGCATGTCGACCTACTATATTCAGTCGATCACCGGCCTGTCGGCGTCGCAGATCACCTATCGGATCGGGAAAGCGGGGTTGACGCGGGCGAACGGAGCGAGCCGGCAGGATTTTCGCAACGGCACGAGCCCCTTTGCCGCATCGGCGATCTATGCCGCGCGCGCGATCGTCGACCATGATCTGGTCAAATATCTGAAGACGCATGCGCTGTGAACCTGTCGAAAACCAAGTCTCTGCCAGTCCGGCGCGTGATGTGCGCCACCTGTCCGTTTCGGCCCGGCAGTCCGAACACGTACTTGGCGGGCACTCTCGCCGAATCAGCGGTCACGGAAGCCTCGCGGATCTGCCATTCCAGCGGATCGAATAACGCGTTTCACCACCGCACCGGCAAGCCGTCGGTGCTGTGCCGCGGGGCGCGCGACGTGCAACTGAACCTGTTTTTCGCGCTCGGTTTTTTGGCGGCGCCGACCGATGCCGCCTGGGCCGCGCAGCGGCGGAAACTCCCCGTCGAGGCCGACTGATTTTGCGACGCTTGCTTCGCGGTCACTTTCAAAATCCAAACCTGACGCGCGCCATGCCCCCACCGCTCACGCTTTATGTCGTTTATGCCGCCCCGGCGGATTTTCCGCTGCATTACATCGTGCGGAAATTTGAAGGGGATCGGCCGACGCCGGAGCACTGGATCGCGGGATCGCTGCATGCGGTGCGCGACCGCTTGCCGCCGGGCCTGTCCCGCCTGTGCCGCGATCCGCATGACGACCCGAACATTGTCGAGGTGTGGTTATGAGCCCCGTGGCCGCGGCGCACGCTTACGTTGACCGCTACATGGTCGCCGTCGTCCGCACCACGACGCGCCTGGGCAACCCGCCGACCTGTCACCGCGGCTGTTTCCACTGCTGCAAGGAGCCGGTCATGGCAGAGCGGAGTGAAGCCGTCGGCCTGGTCGATACCCTGACCGATCCGGCCGCCCGCGCTGAAGTCACGGCCCGGACCGCGGCATGGTGGGAAATGTTTTGGGGCGCCCAACTGGACGAGGCGCCCGTGAGCTGGGAACAGGATGGCACGGAGCTGGCCCGCTATCGCGCGCAAAAAATCTGGTGTCCGTTTCTGCACGGCACGGAATGCCGCGCCTATGCCGTCCGCCCGATCTCCTGCCGCGTGCATCTCGCGATCAGGCACCCGTCGCGGTGTGCCGACGATGCCGCGCGCACCCATCAAAAGTTCGTCCTGACCGCGCAGGAACCGGAAATCATGGTGCGTGCGGCCAGCCTGATGACCGGCGACGCGCCCGGCCTGCTCCAGTTCGATCACCTGGGCGTCTGGCTCGCGCATGTGCTCCTCGGCAAAACCGAGCGGAGCCAGGCCGCGGTCGATCTGTCCATCACCGGCCCGGAACCGGCCGCCCCCGTTTCCAGCGAAAAATGATCCCAATGTATCAAACACTCGGATATGGCTGGCGGCGAATCAGGTCGCGCTTCCTCCCTCTTACCCCCCACGACTTGGAAAAACTAGGAAACAAAATCATGGCAACCCAGGCAGAACTCGCGGGCATTCTCCGCGGCATCACAGCGCAGCTCGAAAAATCGAATACCGAAATCAAAGGCGTGCAAACGTCGGTCGACACCCTCAACGCCAAAATCGCCGAATTGGAAGCGGCGATCGAGGCCGGTGGCGAATCAACCGAAGAACTCACGGACGCCGTGGAGGCGGTGAAGGTCGCGGCCCAAACGGTGGATGACGCCATTCCCGATCCGGTCGTCATTCCCGAAGTCCCGCCGCAAGTGGGACTGTAACCCACACACGCGACTGAGCAACCTGCGTCAGTGGCGGCTCACCTTTTATGAACTCCGACACGCCGCGGCCATCTCCGCCCGCTCCGATGACTGGATTGATTGATTTTCCTGTCCCGCTTCCGAGCGGCATTGTCGCTTATTACCGCCTTCCGTCATCCGTGTCGGATGCCGATTTCAGCTTTTACACCACACTTCTTGCCGCGCTGAAGCCCGGTATAGTGAAAGCGCCACAGGCTCGCTCGTATCCAGCAAAGGCGATCTGGAATAATAAAAACAACGATCAACCGGTAGTTGTGACCGGAGAAAAAGGGACGCAGGACGGCGTTCTCTTCCTTAGCATCGAAGGGTCGGAAGCTGGGGTGCCCGCTTCTCAAGTTCGATTCCAATGAATCATTGGCCCCGATAAAACCGGGCTTTTTTGTGCCCGGATTCAAACTAGGACACTACCGAATTTTTTCTGCTTTCGCCGGACCGGACGCGGATCGGTGTTCGTTTCTATTCACGGGCGAAAGCTCGTGTTGAAAAAAGACGACGAAAAGGCCGATCCTTCACCGGGTCGGCCTTTTCGTTTTGGGCATAAAAAAACCGGCCCGCGAACGGACCGGCTCCAGTCTCAACACCTCTGATTTGTTCAGCGAGGCGAGGTTAAAGGAACTGCGTCTATTGCGGCGGTGGCCGCGTTCATTTTTCGTGCGATCCGCAGGCAGTGAGGGCAAAAATCCTCGTCGGTTTCTCCCTCGAAATTCCAAAACTTTACGCGGCTTCCGCAAAGTGACGAAACGTTCTGCCCGACCACCGGGAACAGGTGAACCGGGCCGCGTCGTATGCCAGACCCACGGGCATCGGCCCACCCCTGGACATAATATGGCTTAGCTGTGTCGGCTGCGCTCATGATTGGTTCACAGCGGCGCGGGCGAACCAGATTGGTTTACGGCCGGGCGGCTTGCAGGATGTGGCCGACTCCAAGTTCGGCGAAGCTGAAAGAGAAGCGGCCGGCGCTTTCCGCTAAAAACGTCGTCGTCCCGTCGAGGAGCCGCTGCACTTCCGCGGTGCTGGTCGCTTCCGGGATGCCGGTGACTTCATAAGTGTAAAGTCCGTCGCGGATTGCTCCGAGCGGGGCGTTGGGGTGCTGCCCGGAGACGCGCCCCGAGCCAGTCGATTTGAATTTCATGGTTTTCATTTTTTGTGCAGAAAAAATTCAGGCGCTCGCAAACATCGGCAAATCGTCGCCGCGGGCGCGCTTTTCAAATTCGGCCACCCTTAACGCGTCCTGCTTTTCGTACTCCGCCGCACGCCGGGCGCAAGCCACTTCCCGCCGCGCCAGCTCATCCCGCGCGAGATCCGCGTGGATTGAGCCGAGTTCCCCCTGAATCTCCGGCACGCGCTGCAAAAGCCGCTCGATCTCCGGCATCGACCGCCGGAACGCCGTGGCCACCGCGGCCGGCAGCCCGTAGGCCCCCGCCGTGTCGTCGCAGGAGCCCGCCACCGTCGTGCCCGGACGCCAGAGCCCCGCCCGGCAGAATTGCGCCTCCACGGTCCGGGAACCGGGCATGCAACGCGAGTCCACCACCACCAGCCGCCAGACCGCGCCGGCGATCGTCCGCGGGTCGGAAATATAATGCGCGGCGATCATGGTGCGTCCGCGAAGATTTCCGCGTCGTGTTGCGCGTCCTTGGCCGTCCGGGCATAGCCGCCGCCCAATAGCAGCGTGTCTTGGTCCACGGCCCAAGCGCCCGCGCCCAGCACCGTGAAGACTTCCCACTGCCAGCACGTCCGGCCGGCTTCGTCGATAATTTTAGTATAGATGATGCTTTTCATGGTGATTCGGTTTGCAGCTTCATTGCCGCTTGGTGCCGCCGGTCGAACCGGCAGCACGGGGCGAAAATCAGGCTCCAATTTCCTCCAGCGTTTTCGGCTCCCAGTGGAAATCCAACTCCGCGCCACAGCTCAGGATCTCCGGCAAACTGATGTAGCCCAGCTCCCCGCCCTGCCCGAGATTTGCCAGCCCGAACGCCTGCGACTGAAAATCCTCGGGGGCGTCGTCCGGGTCGCCGCGGTCCTTCTCGGTCAGATAAAAATCACACCCGCCCGTGAAGTAGTGCAGGAACACCACCGCGGCCGATCCCTTCCCGTCCTGCCCGTAGGTCTCGGGCATCACGAGCACCGTCGCCGCCAGCGCGCAAATCTTCGACTGATACCACGCCCCTTCCTCGCCGCGCAGCAGTTGCCGCACGGCCGCGAGCTGCCCGGGACCGATGAAACCACGCAGCGCGATCAGCGCCGCGGCCGGCGTGGGAGAGAATCCGAGGGGCGCGATCATTTCGCCTCCCCGGCCGGCGCCGCCAGCGCCGTGCGCAATTCGTCGCATTTCCCCGCAAAGTCCCGGGCCGACGAGTAGCGCGCAAAGTGCCGCCCGTCCAAAGCGATGAAGCCCGCGTAAATTGCCCCGCGGTCCGTGTGCGTGAACGGTTCCGACACGAGAAAACCACCGCGCACGCCGTAAATCGGGGGCAGCACGTTCAGGGCTTGCTCGGCAAATTCGGCCGTGACTTCCCGCCACTGGTTCAGGCCGGCCCGCAGGTCGGCTTTCATTTCGTCATAGGCCCACGCGTTTGCGGCCGGAATTATCTTTGTATTCATTTTGTGGATGGGTTGAGGGTTCAGTTTTGCGGGTAATTCCCGCGCACGTTGATTTCGTTGCCCGTCGTGGGGATTACCAAAAAAACCGCGGCAGCTTCGAGCCACGGCTCGGGGATTTCGCAGGCCGCAAATAATGTCTCTCCGCATTTGCAGGCCGAGATTCCGCAGGCCGCTCGCTCCAGTTTTTTCACCTGCGAGCAAGTCAGTTCGACCCGTTCTCCGGCTGCTCCCTTAAGAAGCAGCGTGCGGGAGGTGTAGCCGTGGAATCCGTTATGGTTGATCGTGATTTTCATTATCGTTTCTCCAGTTTCGTCTGTTGATTGAGTTTCTTTGCCGGGTCGCCTTCGCCCCGTGCGCTTTATATCGAACCAAACGGCTTGGAACTCAAGACATATCGGAGGATCACCTAAAATCAGTTTCCTAAATTCTGTAAGTCACGATTAGCGCTTAGAACTTTACGTAAGTTTTTTCCAGTTTCTCCCCGGACCACTTGGACCAAAGTGGACCAAATCATGGACCACGGTCCAAAATCACAACCAGCCGAAAAATGGACCACTTGACCAGACCAATCCCCCTAAAGGGGGATGTGGTCCATCTGGTCCGCGTGGTCCATTTTCTTCGGCATGCAGAGGTTTCAGCCGTTTTAGACCACTTAACAACCTGGTTCAACAGCCGCAAGCCATCTGCAACAGAGACCACCCGAAAAACGGGTCAAACCGGGGACTGATTCTGTGACGCTTGCGATTGGGTCTGGCATCCTTTGCCGTCCGCCGAAGTGAATAAAACCCGGCACATCAATTCAGGTCGCGCCTTTTCCCGCGCCGAAACGCTGCGCGCTCGCACGCTCTACTTGGTAAGGGGGTTCATGCCCACTGAGATAGCAAAGGCCCTCAAAAAAACACCGCTCCAAATCACTCAACTTTCCAACCGCCACGGCTGGCCGGCCAAGCGCCGCGAGATGGAGGATCAGGCCGAGCGGGACGGTGTAGAAGCCGGGCTCGATTCAGCTAAGGAATTCGTTGCAAATGTGGATCTTAGGTCAGGTGAACTCGCCGAAAAAGGGTTCAACATGGCCACGAAAACCTCCGTTCCGAAGGATTTCGCCGACGCGATGCGGGGAACGAAGATTGCCGTGGATCTGAAAAGACAAGCCCTGGGTCTAGACCTGCAAACCGATGCGGTAAATATCTCCCTAACAGCGATTTTTGCACGACCGCTCGAAGCGCCAGCGCCGCGGGTCGTCGTGCCCGTGATCGAGCTGGATTTTGATGATGGATTGTCAGCCGAGTTGTCAGTTGCTCCGCAAGTCGCTGCATCTGCGAGCGTAAGGGATGGGAAGGGACTCGAACAGTAAGTTCGTGCGCCCCCCAATCCCCTGCCAAAATCCACTGACTATCCCCGATGATCGCCAACCCATCAGCCATTCGCATCGAGTCAGGAGCATCGCGCTGGCTGCGTGCGTCGATGCGCTGGGCTGCGTCGAGTATGCATCCAAAGAATACATACACCCCCCGCCGGCCACTCCCACCCCCCGGAAGTCAGGCACCCGTCAAAATCTATGTCACCCTTTCCACGCCGTTCGCCCGGTAATACTCCGCTGAATACGGACGACCGCCCTTCCAGTAATATGCTACTGGATACACCGGACGGCGCCGGCGATGAGCTGGTGTCGGCGGGGGAGTATGTCGACGCCGATCCGTCGCGGTGGCCGGCGTTGGCGGCGCTGTTAACGTGGCTGGGCGGAATCCCGGCCGGGTGGCGGCAGATCGCGCTGCGGGTGGCGGTGGACCAGGCGCGGAAGGGGTCGCCATGAAGCCGGTGGATCTGCGGGTGGCGGCGGTGGTGGACGGCTTGCAGTGTGCGCATCTGGTGGGGCTGATGCGGTTTGACGTGCCGCGGGAGGAGCGGGCGTTTGTGCTGGGGTTCCGGCAGGGGGTGGAATGGGGGCGGCAGCCGGCGACCTGCCGGGAGCTGGCGCGGGCGTTGCGGGATGTGTTGACGACATACCGGACGGATGCGGTGGAGGTGTTGGTGACGGTGGAGCGGCAGGAGGCGTGGCGGGCGGCGCTGGCGCGGTTTGACCGGGAGAATCCGGGAGGGGCTTTATGATGGTGCGGACCTTGATCCCGCTGGCGGAGCACAATGCGGCGCATGCGGCGGCGTACCGGTGGGTGACGAAGTATCCGCGGCCGAACGGGCTGGCCTGTCCGGTGTGCGGGCAGGAGCTGAGCGACGAGACGGCGGCGGTGCTGCTCTCTGATCCGCCGCACAAGCAGGTGGTGTGCGGACACTGCGGGTTTCACGGGACGCGGGTGGCCGGATGAATCCGTTTACGCGGTACGGGCGGAAATGGCCGGGGGAGACGCGGGAGCTGGCGATCGAGCTGTGGGCCTACCAGACGGGGCTGACGGTGGACGAGGGGGGGCTGGGGCCGGAGGCGCATTTCCGGCGGGCGTTCAAGCTGGCGTGGCCGAAATTCATCTGGCACGAGTGGATGGAGATGCTGATGACGGCGTTTTGTAATGAGAAAATCATTACAGTGATCGGACATGCGCGGGCGACGAAGACGTATGGGGTGGCGCATCTGCTGTACCTGGACTATTGCGCGGCGCCGCTGGCGACGTGGACCTCGCTGACGACGGTGACGTTCGACGGGCTGAAGGGGCGGATGTGGTCGGATTTGATGGCGGCGGTGGAGAGCGCGACGTTTGGCAACCCGTTCAAGATTTCGAGCACGTCGAACGAGATGAAACTGCGGCTGGTGGCCCCGGGGCACCGGGCGGAGGAGAAATACATGATCGAGGGATTTGCGACCTCGAAACAGCGGGACGCGGCCGGGCGGATTCAGGGCAAGCATGCGGCGCGGCGGCGGCTGGGATTGGACGAGGCGCAGGAATTGCCGGACGTGATTTTTCAGGCGGAGGTGAACGCGGGAACGGCGCCGGACTTCAAGAGCATCCGGCTGGCGAACCCGGTGGACAAGGAGACGGTGTTCGGGCGGGAGTGCTGCGAGCCGGCCGGCGGCTGGGGGACGGTGCATGACTCGGATCTGTGGTGGCGGACGAAGGCGGGGCGGATCGTGCTGCACTTCGACGGGCTGCAATGCTTCAACGCGAAACTGTATATCCGGCTGGGGCGGGGGGCGATCACGCGGGCGGACTATGAGGCGAAGAAACTCCCGTTCATGCTGACGCAGGAGTATATCGAGGAGGTGCGGTTGCAGCACACCGAGGAGTCGCTGGAGTGGTGGATGTATATTCGCGGGTTCTTCCCGCCGGACGGGATCGTGTCGCGGGTCTTTCCCTCGCTGCTGCTGGAGCGGATGCAGGCGGACGTGACGTTCGATTTTCCCCCGGTGGGGTTCGCGGTCCTCGACCCGGCCTATGAGCATGACAACTGCGTGCTGCACTTCGGGGTGTACGGGACGGTGCGCGACGGGCTGGTGTCGTTTACGATGACGGCGACGGTGGTGGTCCCGGTGAAGGTGTCGGGGACCGATCAGACGAAGGACGAACAGATCGCGGAGTTTGTGCAGGCGGCGTGCGAGGCGCGCGGGATCAAGGCGGAAAACTATATTCAGGACATGACGGGCAACGGGCGGTCGGTCTGGTCGCACCTGTCGAAGAATTGGGGGCGGGCGGTGCAGGGGGTGGAGTTTGGGGGCAAGCCGACTGACCGGCCGCTGATTTACGGGGAGGCGGCGAAGTGCGACGAACGCTTCCGCTACTTCGTCGACGAACTGCATTTCCGGGCGGCGGCCTGGGCGGCGTCGGGCCGGGCGGGCGGCCTCGGGCGGCTGGCAAAGGAAACGATCGAGGACCTGGCGGCGCGGCGGTATACGGTCGTCGACCAGAAACAGCGGGTCGAATCGAAGGCGGAGATTAAAAAGCGGCTGGGGCGGTCGCCGGATTATGGGGACGCGTATATTCTGGCGGGGGAACTGATGGCGCGGAAGGGGCACATGCCGGGGAAAACGACGGACGTGCCGCGGGCCGGGGGGATCTGGGCGGCGGCGAAGATTGCATCCGTGGACGCTTGCGCGCGGTACGGGGAGGAAGCTGAGTTCTCCTACTTTTAGGCTTTCGCTGTCATGCCGTCCTCCTCCGTCACGTTTGATCCCATCACCGCCGCGTACACCGGCCGCGGGCTCGTGCTGACCAATCTGATCGTGCCGCGCCCGCTCGGGACCGCGGCGGACGGGTTGAAATTTTCCTGCGCGGAAGGCGTTATTATTCGGGGGGAGTGCCGGGTGCCGGGCGGGACGGAAAATGCCTGCGACGTGAACAACGGTTCGAGCGTGGCGGTGTTCGGCACGCTGGCGCTGTGGGGCGGCGGCCAGGCGGGGCTGGTCGTCAAGGGCGGCTCACGCTTTCGCACGGAGATCGACGGCAGCGTGATCCTGATTCCCGTGGCGTCGTCGAAAACGGATGTGCTGGTCGATGACTGGTCGGATCAATCGTCGCGACCCTCGTTTGTGTCCGGGACCTTTCGCCGCCCGGACGGCCAACCGGTCAGGGTGGTGTGGGGCCGCTGGCACCGGCCGAAGATTTCCGGGCCGTCGGTCGTGAACTGGCGCTGGGTGATTGCGCTCCATTTTTATAATCCGCTGAAGGGTTTCGTGCGGTGGGTGCTGCGCATTCCGCGGGGCACGAAGGGGCCGGCGTGGTTGTGACCTCATGGCGCGACTGAAGGACACGCGGACAGCGCCGCCGGGAGGCTGGCGGTACGTGCAGCCGGAAACCGGGTGCCGGATCGAATCGCTGTCGTTTGTCGAACTGGTCGAACGCGTCGCGCAACACCGGGCCTTCACCGGGACCGAGCCGAAGGAAAGCAATTTGATCGCGCTCGATGTTGAGCGGCAGCTTTGTTCGCGGCTGGAAGCGCGGTTCTGCACGGCGGAACCGGGCGAACATTACGTCCCGATTGTGGATCTGCCGTCGTCGCTCACGAGCAAGCGCGTGCTGGCCGGGACGGCGGCCTTGCTGGAATTTCTGCGGAGCGGGGGCGAAACCGTCGCGAAACCGGTGGCGGAAGCGCGGGCGAAAATCTGCCGCGGCTGTCCGTATAACCGCGTCGCGGAAGGTTGCGGGGTCTGCACCTCGCTCTATGCGATGATCGGCAAACTCGTCCCGCGGACGCGGCAGGAGCCAGGCTTGCTGGCCTGCGGGATCTGCGGCTGTGCCCTGACCGCGAAAGTTTTGATGCCGGAAAACGTGCTGCGCGCGAGTAACCACGATCTGACGTATCCAGCCTATTGCTGGCAACCCCCGCCCCGCCATGACGCCGAAACCTGACGACTTGCAACAACCGCGGGTGAAAGATGCCGCCAGCGCCCGCCAGATTTATTCGACGTATCTGGACAGCAACCGCAAGCGGGCGGCGACCTATGCGCAGACCCGCAACCAGATCGACGGCGGGCGGCCAAAAGATCCGGCCGTCATGGAAAAAAACGGCGAGTCGTGGCAGACGAACATCAATTTCCGCGACGCGGAATCCTCCTTCAACCGGACGTTTCTGCCGTACTGGAAAATGGTGCATGATGCGCCGAACAAGATCGCGGTGGCGATCGAAACTGGCAGCCCGGCCGGACCGAAATGGGAGAAGGCATTCGCGGAGTGCTTCGACAAATTCCTCAACGACTGGGGCGCGGACTACTTTTTTCAATTCATGCTCTTCACGAATGACTTTGTGAAGTTCGGGCCTGGTTACGTCATGTGGGCCGACGGGGACAGTGCGCGCTTCAAGCACGCCCGCACGGAATACGTCCTCGTCCCGAAACGGGCCAAGGCCAATATCGCCGATTGGGAAATTGCCGCGGTCGAGGGCGAAATGAGCATCGCGGAAATGTGGCTGAAGATCCACACGCCCGGCGCCACCAAGCGCACGTCGTATGTCGGCTGGAACGTGAAGGCGCTGAAACAGGCGATTGCCTACTGCATGGCCGGCGACGGCTCGCAGACCGATGCGGCGAGCTGGACCCGCACGCAGGATGAAATTGTCAGTAACGACATGGGGCTGTCCGAGACGCATTCGCCCCTCGAAATCGTCCGCCTCTTCGTGAAGGGCTTTGACGGGAAAATCGCCCTGTACGTGTTCGCGAAAAATGCGGCGGTGCCGGATTTTCTCTTCGAGTCCGGGGACTACGCGGAGGAATTCAAACACGTCATCGGCGGACTGTTCTATGATGTCGGGACCGCGGGCCTCGTGCATTCGATCAAGGGCTTTGGGATCAAGAATTATTATTTCTCGATGCTGCAAAACCGGATGAAAAGCCGCATGATGGATTCGGCGTCGATCGGGATGGGGTTTAACTTCATTCGCGAGGACGAGGGACCGGCGCAGTCGCCGCCGGTCGAACATTATAGCGCGGTCAATATCTTCCCGCGTGGGCTGAAACAAATCCCGATCTACCCACAGCTCGGCAATACCCAGAGCGTGCTGCAAGTGCTCTCCGGGAACGTCGCGGAAAATAATTTCATCTACCGCGATTCGTCCAAGGATATTGCCGAGACGGGTACGGCGCGGCAGGCGGTCATCCTCGCCAATCTCTCCGAAGAAATCGGCAGTGCGACCGCAAGCATCTATCTCTCGCAAGTCGGAGAGAACGTATTTGCGGAAACCTTCCGCCGGCTGATGAAGGCGGGTTCGCGCGACCCGGACGCGGTTAAATTCAAAAAGCGGCTGACGGCCCGCGGCGTGCCGTGGAAACAGATTGATCTCGCCGACGTGAAGGTGACAACGGGCGCGAACCCCGGCACGGCCGGCGCGGCGCTCCGCGATATGATTTTCAAGGAACTCCTCGGCATGATGCGGCTGCCGGGCATGAATGGCCGGGCGATCATCGAAGCGTACCTTTCGAACCGCCTCGGCACCCAGGCGATCGGGCAATTCATGCTGCCGGCCGGGCAGGACAGTGCGCCAGGCGAACGCCGGCTCGCCATGATGGAGAATTCCGTCTTCGGGCAGGGCTTGCCGCTGCCGGTCGATCCGGCCGACTCGCATCCCGAGCACGCCGAGGAGCATTTGAAGCCGCTCGCGCAGATGATCCAGGTCTATACCCAGCAGCAGAAATTGGCACCCGAAGCGTTGGTCGCCTTGCAGACGGCCATTCCGCATCTGGCGAAACATTTCGAATTCATGCAGAGCGACGAAACGCTGGCGGAGGCGTACAAGACGCTGTACCCGGCTTTCTCCCAGGTGACGAGTATCGCCCGCGGAATTTTCACCAATCTGATGAAACAACGTCAGGCCCAGGCCGGCGGACCGCCAAACAGCGCCCCGCCCGGACCCGGCACGATGGGCACCCCGCCCATGATGTCAGCCCCGCAATCCTAACCCCCAAATTGCCATGCAACTTACCGCCTTCAATCTCCTCATCGGGATCGCGCTGATCTTCGCGATCCTCGCGCTCATCAAACCGGCCTGGCCGCTCCTCCCCCTCGCGCTCATCCTCGTTTGCGTGGCGCTGCTGGTGGGTCGGGGATCGGTCGGCTGATACTCGCTGTGACCAAACCCATCCTGAAAGTTAAGCGCCCGCCGGTGGCGCTGCCGTCGGCTCTGACGTTCGAGGAACGGACGAAGCTCGCCGCGCTGCTCAATAGCGACGTGTTTCAAAAGGCGTTCGGCTTCAGCAGCCAGTTCAAACCCAGCGTCTTTTTCAGCGGCGCCGGGACGACGATCGCCGAAATGAAGGATGCGCCCACCGCGATGCTGATGGCGAACAACCGGCTGCATGAGATCCGCGGCTGGGAGATGTTTTCGGCGGCCCTGTTCGCCCAAGTGGAAGATCCGAAACCCAAATTGAGCCCGACGCTCGAAACCTATCCTGACGTATGAACTTTCCCTTTCTTCCTCCCGTGATTGTGCGCGCGCCCGAGGATGGCGCCGAAGGTGGCGAAGCGGCCGTTGCGCTGGAAACGCACGAAGCCGACGCGAAAGAGCTGTTCGGGCATTCACCACCCCCGATCGAGCCTCCAGCGGGCAAGGAACCGGCCGCCCCGCCCGCGCCGGCCAAGGAATCGCCCATCAAAGCCCCGCCCGCGACCCCCGCTAATATCTTAGATGTCGTCGACGAGCCCAAGACAGCCCCGACGCTCCCCGCCGCAACTCCGCCGGCGGCTCCCGAGGAAGCCCCGGAAGACAAGATTACGTTGACCGAAAAATCGGCGCCGACGACGCACACGCAATTCGAACAACTCAAAGCTATTACCAAAGCCGAGCGGGCGGAAAAATCACGCCTCGCCGCCGAGTTGGTCGAACTCCGTACCCGCGGCGCGGCCTTGCCCGATACCTCACCGGAAGCGGATCGTCTGCGCGCGGAAAACAAGACCTTTGGCGACCGGCTCGCGATTCTCGATCTGCAAAATCATCCGCAGTTTCAAAAGCAATTCGTCGAGCCGAGAAATCAGTTGCTCGCCAACGTCTCCGAGGTGCTGGCTGCGAACGAGATCAAAGACGTGGATGTAAATTCCCTGATCGCCAAATCCCGACCGGACTTCGCCAAGGCAGTCAGTGCGATCGCCGAACAGCTTCCCGTGTACGAGCAACAGGCGTTCATCGCCGACATGCGCCAGGTGCAGGCGCTCGACACCCAGGCTAAAGCGCAGCTAGCCAACGCCGGCAAGCTCGCGCAAAACCTCGCGGCGCAGTCCGTGGAACGGCAGCGCACCACCTTCGAAGCGACCTGGAAGGCGCTCGATTTCAGCGCCGAAAAGCTCAAGCCCTTTCCGATTGCACCGGATGCGTCGCCGGAGGAAAAAACGGCGCTGGAAGCCTACAACAAGGGCCTGACGGAAATCCGGGGGACCGCGGAAAAACTCGCGTTCGGCCGGATGGACGAGGCCGGCACGGCGTTGGTCGCATCGGAGGCCGCCACCTTTCGTTTTCTGCGCGGCCACGTCATCCCCAAAATGGCTGCGGAGTATCAGAAAAGCCGTGACCTGATTGCGGAATTGACCGCGGAAATCACCGCCTTAAAAGGTTCGCGGCAGGCTGGAACAGGAACACCGAGCGGCGACCCGGCGGGCGACGAGGCCGAGGAGACGCACGAACAGGCGGCGCGAAAACTGTTCAGCCGATAGATTTTTTGTAGGGTAGATCAATGGTAGATCGCCGCGCTCATACTGCGGAGGTTGCGGGTTCGAGTCCCGCCCCTGCATCCACTTGGCGGGTGCGCCGACTGATTTGGCGGCGCTTGCATTCCCGACATTCGGAGCGCACGACCGTAGCTTAGACCTATCGACCGGGGTGGTTTTCCGGTGCAGCGACAGCCCAGGGGCGCGGTTGGCATCCGCGTGAATGAGGCATTCCGCCTCGTCCGCTCACCGATTCAAAACCTCTAGGGCTTACCATGTCCGCTCCCGATCTTACCGCTATCAATAACTATTTCGCGCAACGGCCGTCCATTTTCCACAAGAATATGTACGCCCGCTTCTGGCGCTCGAATCCCTTCGCTTCGCTTTTCCCCCGCGCCGAATTTGACATGAGCGAGGGTCGTATCCCAACGATCATTACCGCCACGCACGAACTGCCCACCGGCTATCCCACCACCGCCCTTTCCCCCGGGATTGGGGATGGCACCGGGGACAAGGGTTGCGATGTCCCCGCCGTCACCGTGGGGCACGGCCACAAAACCCGTTCCTTCCAACTGGAACAGTACGCGTTTCAAACGCCGGTGTTCTGCCTGAGCGATCTGCAATATATGCAAGACGTGCTCACGCAGGTCAAAAACATGGAGAAGGGCCTGGCCGAATACGTCCAGGTGTTCCTGTCCGACTGGTCCCGCACGAAGAACATTTCGATGATCGACCACAAGGCGACCACGACCGGCGCGACCTCGCTGGCGGAAAAGAGCGATACGCTGGGCGATTTCTCCACGCTTGCCCTGCCCACCCACGAACTGGAGTGGGAACATCTCGATGCGATCTATGATACGCTCATCAGTCGCGGCGGTGGCGAATACGCCCCGGGTCAGGCGATGGGTCAGCCGGTTTTCTCGCTCATCACTGGACCCGCCTATAAACGAAAGCTGTTTCAGACGAACGACAAGGTTCGTGAGACGGTCAACTGGAGCGGCAATTCCAAAGAAAACTTCACCGCGCGCGGCATCAATACGTCGGTCAACGGCTTTGCGCCGAATGTCGACGAACTCCCAATGCGGATCGCGGCCGACGCGACGACGAAGATTTACCCGACGAAAAACCAGGCCACCACCAGTGGCCAGGAGTCCGTCGCCAATCCCGACTATCGTTCCGTGGCCAAGGGTGGCCTCGCGGTGTACGAAGTCGTCGAAGTGCTGTGCTCCAATATCTATGAGGTGGACGTGCGGCCCGTGGGACCGACCTCGTTTGGCAAACAGCGTTTCACGCCGGCCAATTACACCGGCTCGGTGCAGTGGATCAACAATCCCGACATGGCCAACAATCCCCTGGGGAATCACGGCTATTACCGGGTCGACATCCAACAGGCGGCCAAGCCCCAGTACCCGGAACTCGGTTACTCAATCCTCACGCTCGTAAAGGACTAAACTTTACGAACGGGACCGCCATGGAGGGGCCGGGCCGTGCAGCACCCGACCCCTTCATCAGTTCCTTTAACCATGACTCAATTCAGCCAGATTGCCGTGCCGCCCATCGGCGAAGGGCTCAACGAAGGCTCCCGCGAAGAATTGCAGGAATACAGCAATCCGCGCCGCGTGATGGATGAATATGCCGCCGCCGCCAGTGCGGTCGCCGCGGCGCAAAGCGCGGTCGCCGCCGCCGCCTCGGCCCTGCAAGCGATCGCCGCCGCCGCCACTGTCGATGCCGCCGCCGCGATCATTGCCCAGGCTACCGCGGCCGTTACCCAGGCGCTCGCCGCCGTGGCACAGGCAGAGGCGATTCTAGCTGAAATCGGCGATGCCATTGCCACCACCGCCGCCAATGCGACCGCCGCGGGGAATTCCGCCGCGCTCGCCGATCTGGCCCGGCAACTGGCGCAGGATGCGGCCGCCGCGGCGCTGGCCTCCTCCCTGTTGTTGCATGACATCCCGGATATTATCGGCCTGGTCTCCGCCCTCGCCGGCAAGGCGGACCTGGTACACACGCACGATGCCGCGGCGCTCATCAGTGGCACGATTGATATTGCCCGCATTCCCGTGCTGCCGTCCCAGGTACAGATTGCCAGCCCCGGGTTAATCGCCAATTTGACTGCGCCCCAGCAGGCGCAGATCGGCCAGGGCACCGTCGTCACCGCGACGGACGGCTGGCGCTGGGTCTATACCGGGACCGGCTCAAAGGTGCTGGAGGCGAGCTATATCCAGTTGGCGGATATTACGCCGGAGTGGAGCGTCATCGCCAACAAGCCCGCGTTGTTTGACGGGGCGTATGGGTCGCTGACGGGTCGCCCAACCCTGGGCACCGCGGCGGCGCTCAATGCTTCCGTCGTCGGTGGCGCGTTGATCGTGGCCGCTGACCAAGCGGCGGCGCGGGTCGCCATTGGCGCGGGCACGTCGAGTTTTGACGGCGTGTATAGTTCGCTCAGCGGCAAACCGACTTTGTTTGATGGGGCCTACGCTTCACTTTCGGGCAAGCCCACCCTTGGGACCCTTTCATCCCAGGCGGCTTCTGCTGTCGCGATCACGGGCGGCAGCATTAACGGAACGCCCATCGGCCAGACCACCCCGGCGGCGGGCGCGTTCACGGCGCTGAGTGCGACGGGAAAATTCTCTGCGGGGGGCGCAACGGTGTTGAGTCGAGCAGATGGATCGTTCTACTATGCTAACCGCGCATTTAATCTGACCTCCTCGAATGTCCTGATTGCCACCTCTGATGCCCAAGCTGCGGACGTGGGCGGTGGGTTGGGGCTTGGTGGTGCGTATGATGGCACCTCTGATCGTATTGCCTTCGCCTATGTCACTGGGAGGAAATCAAACTCTTCCTCTGGTGATTTAGACGGGTACCTATCCGTTGATGTGTCCAATGCTGCCGGGGGCGTAAATCGTATTGCTAAGTTTAGCAATGCCACCGGCCTTGCGGTCACGGGGGCGATCAGCACGACGGTTGCCGGTGGTCAATCGCTCGGAATTTCATCCAGCAATGTCACCGGCGTGTATGCTCGTTTTACGACTAGCGCGGGAACGCGAGGGTTTATCGGAACGTGTGACCAAATTTTTGGCGGCGGAAGCGTGGCCGATTTTGGAATATCCGCGGCAGTGGGCAATCTCGTTCTCGGAGGCACGAACCCTATTGCGACCATTTCCTCTACCGGCCTCGCCATCATGGGGGTGCTCAGCGCCTCCGGCGCCTTCGGCTGCAACGGTCAGTCCGCACAGGGCAAATACGCCTCGGGCGGTACGCTCGCGGGGATGAACGCGGCCCTGATCGCCTGCGGAATTTGCAGTACCTAAAACCCGAATACCTCCATGGCCAAAATCATCGACGCCACCCCCATCCTCGTCACCCGCATCCGGTGCTCGCTCGCGATCAATATCACCTATGACACGGCGGGGGCCATTCTTGCCGTGGCCGCGCACCGCTACTCCGTCGCCCAGCAGGCCGGCGTCGATGTCACGACCCCCTTCTATATCGGCCCGACGACGTTCACCGCCGCGCAAATTCCGGCCGGCGTCAAAACCCAACTCCTCGCGCTCGCCGCGCTGATTGACTCCGCCGATACCGCACCATGAAGACGATTCCCAACCGCAAACTTGCCGAAGTCGTCGCCATCCGTGATGCCCTGGCCGTTATCATCGAGTTGGACGCCGCCAGCCCGCTCGAAGTCGATGCGGATACGCGGTACGATTTGCTCGCCAACTACCGGCTGGCGCGCGACGCGTCCAAAGATTATGACGCCGCCCGCGAAGGACTCATCAAACAGCACGGCGTCAAGTCACCGGAAGGCAATTACGCGGTCGCCGCTTCGATCACGCAAGACGGTGTAATCCGACCGAATCCGGCTTATCTCGTGTTGCTGACCGCGCTCACCGGTTTACTCGAACGCGAAGTCGAGTTCAGCCCGCAAACGCTCTCCGTCGCGGCGCTCAAGGGCGAACGGCGCATTAACCTCCGCGTGCTCGATCGCCTGATGGATCTGTCGGTTTTCACCGCATGACGACCCGCTTCCTTCTTCTGTGCGTCCTGGCGACCGGTTGCCAACAGGCCAGCGCCCCGCCTCCGCCGGCCAACGTCGCCAGTGCGCCGTTGCTCGCGAGCGCCACCCAAACCCGCTTGCAGACCATCGGCGCCAACGCGGAAGCCGCAGAGCTGGCCGCCGGTCATATTGCGGAACCCTTCACTCAGGCGGCCGTGCTTGGCCCGGTGTCGGTCATTCGCTCGCTGGCGCCCGGACCCTATCCCGAGCCGCTGCGCCTCGCCGCCCTCGCCCTCGTCAACCAGGCCCTTGCCGGGAAACTCGATGCAGCCAGCGCCGGCTGGACGACCTCACGCGCCGAGGCCGACGAGAATGCCCAACGCATCACGGCACTCGAAGCCAAGGTCGCCGCGGAACGGATTGCCGCCGGCCAAGAGTTGACCCGTCAACTGGCCGCGGAACGCGCCCGGGCCAACAGCGTGATTTCCGCCAAACAGGTTTTGTACCTCAATCTCGCCGGCGCGGGTTGCCTCGTCACGTTCGGGTTGTTCGTTGGTTTCGGCGGATTGCCCGGGGTCTTGAAAGGTTATCCGCTCGGGATTCTCGCACTACTTTGCTTTGGCTTGGCGCAGATCGTCGGGGCCTGGTGGTTTAAGTTGGCCGCCCTGACCGTGCTGGCGGCAGGGCTTGGCGTCGTCGCCTGGTGGATCTACGAACAGATGAAAGCGGGCAAACTCGCCGCGGCCGCGCAAGCGCAGGCGATCAAATTCAAGACCGTCTTGAACGAAATCGTCCCGGTGCTCGATGTCGCCTATGAAACCGCCGACTCGACCGGCAAGGCCACCTTGGACCGGACGGTTTTCGATCCGCTGGCCTCAACCATGGACCGGGCTGAAAAGGCGACGGTGCATGAAGTCCGCGCCACGGCGCTGACTCCGCCGGCCGGCGTAACCAAAGCAACTGCATGAATCCTCCCCTGAATCTCGACGTATCCAAAACCTCCCGCGTCATCAGCAATGTCTGGGCGCTCCTCGTCGTGCTGATCGGCGTCATCGGGATTTATGCCGCCTGGCGCGATCTCCGCGACTCGGACCGCACGCAAGGAGACGCGATCCTCAACAACTTCGTCCTGGCGGCGGACCGGTACGCGCGGCAGGAAAAACATTTCGAGTTCACCGACACGCGCATCTCGGAACTCGAACGCAAGATGACCGCTTCACAGTCCGACATCAGCATCATCAAAAATGACGTGGGCTGGATTCGGTCACGCATGGAGTACCAAGGCCGGCGCCTGACGACGGCCGAGGAACCGGACAGCGAACGGAGGCGTCCATGATCCAGCTCACCCTCAAGGATGCCCGCCCGGAACTTTCGCGGATCGCTGGCGTAACCGGTTTCCGCGTGACCGATGACCGCTTTCTCGACCGGCTCAATCGCGCGATCGAGGAACTGATGCACGAGGGCGACTGGCCCGGCGTCGTCGATCGTTACCGCTTTGCCGTGTTCGGCGGCCTGATCACTTTGCCGGGCGACTTGGAACGGATTCTCGGCATTGCGCTCGACGGTGGTTCACCGCTCGCCATGAGTTCGCCCTGGTACGAGTTCGTGCAAAACGGACCGGGACCGCAGGAAGAACGCGGCTGGCTCGATACGGTCTTGGACCGCGGCGAGTGCTGCACCTTTCAGGGTATCCCGGACGACGGCACCGCGTACACCTTGCGCGTTTATGGGCGCGTCGACGAGCGCGTGAACGGAGAGCGTCCGAAAATTCTCCTGCGTGGTTTTGATGGCAATGGCGGCTGGATTCGCACGCAGATGGGCGAGGACTGGATTGACGGCGTGGAAGTGGAAATCAACGGCGACACCGCGCCCTTTTTCATCATCCCCCCGATGGGCTTTCGCATGGTCGAAGCGGTCCTCAAACCGCAGACGCGCGGCACGGTCGACATCAAGGCGACCAACGGCGCGGCGGTGTATCATCTCGCCAGTTACGCGCCGATTGAGACGCACCCGAGTTACCGCCGCTATTTCGTGCCGTTTCTGGACCCGGCCATTACGCACAATGTTTTGATTCGTGCGCGCAAACGCTTCGTTCCGGTCAGAGACGACAACGACTTTTTGCTGATCTCCCACATGGGCGCTCTCGGGGCGATGCTCAAGGCGCTCCAAAAAAGCGACGCCGACGACATTGGCGGCTACTTCAATTTCAAGAAAATCGCCGTCGGGCTGCTGAACAAGGAAGCGCGGTCCTACTTCGGTGAGGCGGTCAACCCGGTGATGACGTTCGCTCCCGGCTTCGGGATGGGCGGCATTCCCCACATCCAATGACGACCGCGGACTTTGCTGCCACCGTGCCATGGGAAGGCGTCTTAGGGCGTCCGGATCTCTCCGGGGCCAAAGACGGGGAGCTGCTGGGCGTGAAAGGCGGCGAACTGACGCTCATTTCGCTGTGGGACATGCCGGTGATTGACGGGTTGGAAAAACGTCTCCTCACGACGCGCTCGCTCGCCGACGAAAACCTCCTGGCCAAACTCCGCGAGATCGCCCTGACGCGTTCGCTCGCCAATGAGGATCTGTTGAAAAAACTTCGCGCGGAGGCGCTGACGCGTTCTCTCGCCGACAACAACCTGACGCGGGATGCACGGGCGGAAATCCTCGCCCGGGAAACGTCGGTCGGGGGCTTGGAGGCCAGCGTGGCCCAAATCATCGCCGCCTATACCGAGCCGGACGGTTCGATCGTCGCGATGTGGGCGACGGAAGTGGCGGCCCGAAAGGGCGGCGACGATGGATTGGTGGCGCAGGTCGACGAGGAACGGATCGCGCGGGTCAATTCAGATGGCAGCATCCAGGCATCACTCGATACGGAAGTGTCCGCCCGATCGGGCCTCGGCACCGACTTGACCGCGTTGATCACCACCGAGGAGACCGCACGGATCGAAGCGGATGGCGGAGTGGAAGCCCGAGTCCTTGAAGAAATCTCGGCGGTCAACGGGGCGCTAACCGCGTCCATCGCGACAGAGAAAAGCGCCCGCATCGAAACTGACGGCACAATCACCACCACCTTTAATGATGAAGTCGCGGCCCGGATTGCGGGTGTCGATGCCGTTTCTGCACAGGTGGATACTGAGCGCATCGCGCGGATCAGCGCCGACGGAACGATTCAAGCCTCCCTCGACACGGAAATCTCTGCGCGTTCAGGCGGGATCGACGGACTGGCTGCTACCATCGCCACCGAATCGGCGGCGCGGCTTGCCGCGGACGGTGAAGTGCTCGCGCAGGTTCTCGAAGAAATCTCGGCGCAAAGCGGAGTCCTAACCGCCTCGATCGCGACGGAAAAAGCCGCACGCATCGCCACCGATGGCACGCTGACAAGCACGTTTAACGATGAGGTAGCGGCCCGGATTGCTGGTGTGTCCGCTGTCTCTGCGCAGGTCGATACCGAGCGGATCGCGCGGATCAGCGCCGACGGAACGGTACAAGCCTCGCTCGATCTCGAAGTCACCGCGCGCCTCGGCTTGGGCACCACACTGCAAGCGCAGGTTTCGGCTGAAGCGATTGCCCGCGCCAATGCCGACGGGTCGCTCGCCGCCGAATACGTGCTGTCGGTTTCGACGACCGGCGGCCAGCCCCGCGTTGCCGGTTTCCGCGTCACGAATCTGGGCGGCGCGGCCGGGTACACGGAATTCGTCGTGCAGGCGGACAAGTTTGGTTTCGTGAACACGAGCGGTGTCGGCCATATCAACCCGTTCTCCATCGTGGGCGGCATCGTCTATATCGACACGGCGATGATCCGGGATTTGACGGTGGGCACCGCGAAGCTCGTGGATAACGCGGTCACGGTCGTCGTCTTTGCCGGGACTGACGGCGAAATCTCCGTCACGCCCAATACGAACGTGACGATTCAAACGGTGACGATCACAACCATCGGCTCCGAACCGGTCGCTTTGTCCGCGGGTGCGCAGTTTTCGCAATGCAACGACTTTATTTATTTCCGGCTGGTCCGCGATGGAACGATACTTTGGGAACTCACCAAAGTAGGTCCGTATATTAACGGCTATGAAGTGGTTTCGTTGCTGTGGACCGATACGCCGGGAGCGGGTTCGCACACGTACACATTCGAAGTGACGCCGCATTATGCCTCGGGTAACCAGGTTACGGTACGGTTTTCCAAGCGGTTTTTACAGGCGCTCGCCTTCAAGAAATGAGCACGCCCTTTATTGTTTTCGACCGTGCAACCGGCGCGATCAAGCGGACCGGGCAATGTCCCGAAAAAATGGTCGCGCTCCAACCGGGCTTTGGCGAATCCGTGATGATCGGCCAGGCAAACGATCTCACGCATCGCGTCGACCGCACGCCCGAAGGCATCAAATCCATCGTCCGCCGGACTGATGTGCCGGATCTCGCCGCGCAATATGTCGCCAAGGGGCTCGCGCCGGAATTCGCCGCCCGGCTCGCCAGTCGTGGCCCGCAACGAAAGGCGGCGCCTCGTGCCTAACCCCGCCACCGAGCTTTTCGAAGTCTGCACCGATGGCGTGTCCTCGGCGTTCGAACCGGAGTTGATTTTGCCGACGCAGCTTGCCTGGGCGAAAAACGTGAACATCCGCGGCGGGAAGCCGAGCACGCGCCGCCCCATCGTGCAACGGCTCGAACTGCCGCCCGGTCTCGTGCAAGGCGCGGATTTTTTCTCCGTGCAAGGTGGCATGCTGATCGCCTCCATCGCCGGGCACCTGTATCGGATTTGGATCGGCGAACGGGTGTTCAGTTGCGACGAGATCCCGCTGGCGTTTGAGAACTCCCCGGTGCAGCCGGAAGTCTGGATGGAGGAAACGGTCGGCAGCTTTCTCGTGCAGGATGGGCAGTCGCGCGCGATCATCTATGACGGGGCCGATGCGCGCCGGTCCGATCCCCTGAAGGATGAAGTACCGATCGGCCGGCAGATGGCTTATGGCAACGGCCGGCTGTGGGTCGCAAAGAACGGGAACGAGCTGGTCGCCGGCGACATTTGCCAGAAAGCGTTTCAGTCGGAACTCAAGTTCACGGAAATCAAATTTCTCGTTGGCGGCGGTTCGTTCTACTTTCCCCGCAAAATGCAGGGCCTCGCCTTTCTTCCGACGGTTGGCAACACCGGCACCGGCGGCCTGATCGTCTTCGGCCGCGACAACGCCGAAACCATCCGCGCCGACATCACTTCCCGCGATCTTTGGTCACAGATTCCCGGCTTCAACTCGACGACGTTGCGGACGACGGGCGCCGCCGGGCATCGGGGCATCGTGGAAGTAAACCAAGATTTGTACTGGCGGGACGGCGACGGCGGCATCCGGTCGTTGAGCAGTGCCGTCAGCGATCAGGCGGGCGCTGGCTCCGCGCCGATCTCGCGCGAAGTGCGTCGCCTCACCGACACTGAATCGTCCCGGCATCTCGCGTTTTGCTCCGGGGTCGTCGCCGACAACCGGCTGCTGATGACGGCGAGCCCCTTCCTCAATTGCCGCGGCGGGGTTTCGTTCCGCGACATCATCTCGCTCGATCTGGCCATGCTCGCCAGCATGCGCGGCAAGGCCCCGCCGGCTTACGATGGCGAATGGGACGGACTCGACGCGGCGTTGCTGGTCGCCGGGACGTTCAACGGCCGCAAGCGCGCGTTTGCGATTTCAACGGATACCGACGGAAAAAACCGACTGTGGGAATTCATGGCGCGCGGGACCGACGATGTTTCCACCGTCGCGGGCCAGGCTGTGCGGACGCCGATTCAGGCGGTGGTGGAGTATTCGCGGCGCAACTTTGGCTCGCCGGGCCAGCGCAAACGGCTCACCGGCTGCGAGGTTTTCCTGTCCGGCATCGAGGGCGACGTGGCGCTCGATATTTTCTGGCGCTGTGATAACCACGACCGCTGGAATAAATGGGACGAGGTAAAGGCCGGCGCACAGATGTCCGATCCTTCGACCACCGCGCCGCATCGGTGGAAGAACCTGAAGGCCCAGCACCGGCCGGGCGTGCGCACGTTCACGATCCCGGATGAAGGGATCGACGAAAACGACCGGGCGCGCTGCGTCGGATTTGAATTCCAGTTCCGCCTGGTCTGGACCGGGCGCGTCAAGATTCACCGCGTCGTCGTCGTCGCCCAGCCCATCCCCGAGCCGGCCTACGCCGACCGGGACGACACCGAGGCCGCGCCCATCGAATACGATGTGTCGGGCAATGATATACATTACGAAATTCCCACCGGATAACCATGAGCCTTACCCTTACCCTCACCGCGCTCCCTGTGCCGGCTGGCACCGACTTTCCCGCCACGGTGCAGGAGTTTTTGGAGTTGATTACCGAATACGTCGAAGTGCCCGGCAGCGACGTGTTCAATGGTGTCAACTTCGGCGCTGCGCAACCGCCGGCGATCGACCGCGACAAGCCCTGGTTCAAGACGACGGAAGCGGGCGTACCGGTCGGGTGGTATAGCTGGGCGGGGGCATCGTGGGACCCCATTCCGATGCGCGTACCGAGCGGCACCACCGAGGAGCGGCCGGCCGATGCGAGCGAAGGCACGCGGTTTTTCGATACGACGCTTCATGCGGAACTGATTTATGAGCGCAACAAATGGCGGACGGCGTTCGGCTCACCCGGCGACGTGAAGCTGATCGCGAAACCCACGCTTGCCGAAGCCCTCACCGCCAATCCTGGCTGGATTCAATTCGGCGCTGCCTCGGGCCGGGTGTTGGGCGCGGCGGGCGCCGGAATAGGTCTGACGGACCGGGCGTACAACGCGGTCGTCGGCACCGAGACGCATACGCTCCTCACGGCGGAATTGCCGGCGCACACGCATGGCTTGCGCTCGCCCCCCGGATCGTCCGCCGACAACGGCGACATCGGCTCCATGGTCGTCACGGCGAATTCCGCGCAGAATTCCTCACAGCTTTTCGACCCGCAGACGGTCGCGGTCGGAGAGGATGCGCCGCACGAAAACATGCAGCCCACGCTGTTCCTGTGGTGCCTGGTCAAAGAATGAAAAAGCCCGTCAAAGTTCGTCGCAAGGAGAAGTGGGTTTGCGTCATGCCGAGCGGCTTGGCGGCGGTCCCGGACATCCGGGAAACGATCGACGCGAAAGCGGCGGAAATGGCGAAGCTGCCGCAAGTCGACTGTCCGCTGACCCACTCATGGATTCCCGGATTTTACTGCCGGACGATCTTCATGCCGGCCGGGACCAAGATCATTTCGAAGCGGCATGCCAAGCGGCATACCTACCATGTGACCAAAGGGCGCTTCGCCGTTTTCGTCGAAGGAGAGGGGCAGGCCGCGATCATCTGCGCACCGTTTTGTGGAGTGACCGAAGCCGGCACGCGCCGCCTTTTGGAAATCTTCGAGGATACGACTTTCACGACGTTTCATCCGAACCCGACGAATGAGCGCGATCTAAAAAAGCTCGAAGCGTTTTTGATTATTCCGCCCGAACCCAAGGCGCCGCTGGCCGGCCCTTCCAACCTTACCCTTCCCCGCCATGATTGATTTACCGCGTCGTCTTCGCCAATGCTCGGACAATTCCGAATCGTGGAACCGCGATCCGCCGGACCATCCGCGTTTCTCGCATGCCACCTGGGCGGCGGTGGCGGTCGGCGCCGGCTCGCTCATTGCGGGCGTCGTCACTGCCCCGAAGGCGCCCAAGGCGGCGGAGTTGAAGACGGTCGATGCGCAGGCCGAACAGCAAAAGGCGCTCGCCGGCAATCTCGCCGCGCAGGGCTCCATCGAATCGCTTGTCTCGCGCTCGAACTCATTCACGCAGGACCAGGCCAGCTCCCTCGCCGAAAAGGCGATGCCCGGCTACACCGCGCTGTCAGCCAAGTTTATGAAACAGGCGAGCGGCATGCTGGACAACCCTTACGCCGTTCCGCAGGACGTGCAGGATAACTTGTCGCGCATGGCCTCGGAACGGGGGATCAGCGCCGGCACGCGCGGCGAGTTTCAGGACTTCAGTTTGCTCCGGGATTTCGGCGTCGAATCGCTCAAGTACGGGGAAAGCCGGATCAACTCCGCGCAAAGCATCATGTCGACCGTCGCGCAACTGGCGCCGCGGATCAATCCAATGTCCCCGATGGCATTCTACGTCACGCCCGCGCAGCAGATCGACGCGACGGTGCAGAACAACACCGGCCAGTACAACAGTCAGCAGAGCGCGAACAACGCGTCGGCGGCCGCCGCCAATGCCAACGCTTCCATGTGGGGCGGCGTCGTCTCGACGGTGGCCGGAGCGGCTGGCGGCTACATGGCCAATCGGCCGGCCACGACGACCCCGAGCATCACCGCGCCCGCCAACGCCAATATCGGCTCGAACCCCGCGCTGACGGGTGACTGGCACAGCACCGGAACCTAATCCCATGGCCGAATCACAATTCATTCCTGGCAGCGGCAGCGAATTCCAGACGATCGGCAACGGCCTGCAAACCGGCATGTCGCTCATGGAGCGGGCACAGGCGATGCGACTGCGCGCCGCCGCCGATCAACGCGCGACCGAAATGGAAGACCGCCAGCGGGCGCAGTATCAGGCGCTCTTGCCGGTCGCGCTGGCAAAGAACCAGGCCGACATCGTGACGGCCAAGGCCACCGTGGCGAACCATACCCAAATGGAAATGCTCCGCGCTCAGGGCGCGACTGCCTCGGTCGATGCGAACAATGAATTTCTCCAGGCGGATTCGATCACGGACTGGTACGGGAAGGCGGACGCACTGGGCAAGCTCCAGGTGAAGTACGCTTTTCTCGGCAACATTCGCGACGACGGCGGCCAGCCGGTTTACGCCGGGTTTTTGAAAGCCGTCGACGAAGCCCGCGGCAATGCCGTCACGCGGGGCAAGACCGACCAGGATATTGCCGCGCATCAAAAGTACGGTGAGACGCTGGTGAGTGGACGGGCGGCAGACGTGGCCGCCCGGGGGAGTAATGCGGTCGACGTGGCAAACATTCGCGCGGACTCACTGACGGCCGCGGCGGAAACACGGGCGGCGTCCGCGTCCAAAGGGCACCAAAGCCCCTTCGTGCAGTACGTCGAAGAATATAACAAGGCGATCAAGGCCGGCGATCAATCGACCGCGGATTTCTATAATGGGATGATCGCCAAAAGCACTTACATCGCGCCGGAAAAAAAGGCGCTGATCGCGGAATTGATTCAGGAACGCGACGCCGCAACGGCTGCCGGTCGTCCGCAGGATGCGGCGCTGATCTCCGCGCAAATCGAGAAGCAAAACACCATCCTCGTCGACCCGATGAAACAGGTACTCGCAAACAAACTGGCCGCCGGCATGACCGCCACCCCGGCCGCGGCCCCCGTTGCTCCCGCTCCGCCCCCCGTCGCCCCTCCCGCGCCTCCCGCGGCGGCTGCCGCCCCGGTGTCACCGCCGGTCACGCCTCCGGTGGTCCCGCCCGCGCCGGCCGCCCCCGCCGTCGCCAAACCTTATATGATCGAGAACGGCGCCGTGACCTTCGCGCATGATCTTTCACCGTCGCAGTATTTGGCCGCGATCAATCAAGCCGTGAATGACCGGGTGATTGACGCGGAGACGGCGCGCGCGGCACTGCTGAAAATGGGGTTCAAGCCGAAGAAGAAACCTTGAGCCATGCCCAACCTCCTTGACGAGTTTGAGGCGCCGGCTCCCGTCGACCTGTCCGCGGAATTCGACGCGCCCGCGCCCGTCGATCTCAGCGCCGAGTTTTCTTTGCCTCCGACTCCGGCCGAATTTATTGCCGACAAGCGGAAGATCAACCCGCACTACGGACAGACGAGAATTGCTGTGCCCGGAATGGCTCCCGACTGGATTGATGATCCAGCACTCACCCTCGGCGGGAAGAAGACGGATCTCGCGATCAGGGTTGTCGCGCCGATTGCCGGAGCGATAGCGGGTTCGGTTGTTCCTGGCGCTGGCACATATATCGGAGGCGGTGCGGGTGGTTTGGCCGGTGAAGCATTGGCGCAAACCCGGGAGGCGTTCCGTGGCGAACGCACATCGCCCAGCTATGGGCAGCTCACCGTTTCTACGGTGATGGGCGCGATTCCGCTCGGCAAGTTGGCGCCGACTCGCCTGTTCGCAGGCGGCCGGCTCGCCATTGCGATTCCCCAAGCAGTAGCAGTGCGCGCCGCGCAAGGCGCCGGCATCGGAACCGCCGGCTCAGTCACGGCTCAGGTTATCGACGAGGGCAAAGTGAACTGGTCCGAAGTCGCCAAGACCGCCGCCTGGTCGACACTTTTTGGCGCTGGCGCCGGCGGGTTCGAATCGGCGGCGATGACCCTGGCGCAGAAAGCGGCTTTGTTGCAGATGCGGAAGGCAACCGGCGTTTGGACGATGAGCGACGAGGAATTCATTGCCGCCGCCCGCACCGCCCGAAATGGGAAAGGTCCGCCCGTGGCGCCGCCGGATACTCCCCCCGAGCCAGCAGCGCCCACCCCGACCGCACTCGATGTGCCCCTGCCCGTGGACGTGCGCGCGGCCTCCGTTCCCGCGCCAATCCCGCCTGCGCGCGCGCTGGTGGTGGTGACGACCCCCACCGGCCCGATCAGCGTCCCTGCGGCACCGCTCGGCGGTCCTGCGGTGCCAGCGGACGAACCCATCGACTATTCCATCTTTGACCAAGGCGGCGGCATGCCGGCCACCGGCGAGCGGGAGGATTCGTTGACCGATTGGGTTCCGAAACCGCTTACCCCAGGCGCCCTGGTCCTTTCCAAAAACGTCGCGACGACGCCGGACCCGGACAAGTACACCCCGCAGCAAGTCCCACTGTCCGAAATCGTCGTCAACAAGGACATCAAGCAGTTCAAGGCGAACGCTGATCCGGTGACGGGCGTGGTCGACCCGCTCGGCAAATACATCCCCGAGGGCGTGGCGCCCATCGTACTGTGGAAGAAGCTGAACGGGGAAAAGGAAATCATCACCGGCCGCCATCGTTTCGCATCAGCGAAAGATTCAGGCGAAAAATCTATCATCGCTTATCAGTTTAACGAGGCGGATGGTTTCACCGTAGTCCATGCCCAAATCTATGACGCCGAATCCAACATCAAAGACGGACAAGGAGACATCAAAGATTATGCCCAGTATTTCCGAGCCACCCGCGACCTCAACACCCGCGCAGTTGCAGACGCGCGAGGACTACTATCGCGCTATAAAGGAAGCGCCGGCTTCAGTCTGGGCCACGATGCCGGCGATGGTTTATTCACCCTCTATCAAAACGGTCAGATCGTCGAAGCGAAAGCGGTCGCAATAGCCCGCGGCGCACCGGGTAATGAAGCGGCCCAGGCCAGCGCGATCCGCGGGGCCAAACAGAAGAGTCCGGCCGAGCTGGAGCTTTACGCGCGCAACCTCTCGCGGCTCACGGGCACCGCTCAACCCGCCGGCACGGAGCAAATGGGGTTTGGTGACATCGGCGGCGATTTTGCTGCGTTTGAAAAAGAGGCGGATGCCGTCGCGAAGGTGCAGGCCGAGAAGATCCGCCAGAACTCGGAATTGATCCTCGCCGCGCAAGGCGCCGCCAAGCGTCCCGAGGCCGCCCGCAAAATGGGGCTCCCCGTGGAAGATCCGGCCGCCCTGCAAACGCGGGTCGACGAACTGAAGGCGGCCAACGCCGAACTGCACAACCCTTCACCGACGACGTTCGAACAGTTGCGACGGGAAGCGGGGTTGACCCCGCACGAGGATGTTAGCACGAGTGTTAACAAAACCGCTCCCGCGTCCGTCGATGCCCCGGCGAGTGTTAACACGGATGTTAACAAAGCACCGGATGCCGGCGACCTACTCAACACCGCCGACACGTTTAGCCTGGCCAGCGAAGTTGAAAAATCTGCGGCGGAAAAATCGCTCCCGGTCGACAACACGCCTTCGATGTTCGGGGATGAAGTGAAGGGCACGCCGCCGACGGAGATGGACAAGGCGAACGCGGCGGCCCGCGGCGGCGTCGAAGGCAACATCGAGCCCGCGCCCGGCTCCGGCATCGGCGGCGATCTCGGCGATCCCTCGCAGCCGGCGAACAACCCCAACTTTACCGTGTTCCCGATCGAACTACCGGAAGCGGTGCAGTTCGCGAGGGCACTCCTCGGCGGGAAATATCCGGCCGTCCTCGACAAGATCCGCGCGCTCAAAGGTCAGGCGCTTGGCGTGTTCAAACATACCGACGGCCTGACCGGCCTCGCCTCCATCGAACTGCGCGCGGACGTATTCAATCTCGTTACCGCGGCCGAAAAGCGCCTGATGCGCCAGCACGCCGCCGAATACGCGTCGGCGACGAAGGCGGCCGATCCGACCGTTGACGAGGCCCGGGTTGCAGCGGAAAAATACGCGGATCTCTATCAGGCGGCCTTTGAAGCGGCGAAGCTGAAAAACCCCGTCCTCGCCTCCAAGGTCATCTGGCATGAGATCGGCCACGCGGTTGACTGGCTCCCGGACAAGATGATTTCCGGCCGCGGCAATCTGTTCGGCCGCATCGCCAGCCTGAAGCGATTCACGAAAACGATCCTGCCGGAAAAGCCGGGCGCCCTCGGCGAACTGACCGCAGCGGACCGGGCACGCTTGCGCCGGGAAGCCTCCAAGCTCGCCCAGGCCGAGCGCGACAAGGCCGGGATTGATCCCAAGCAGGAGCCGGGCGTCACCGCTGATGAGATCCTGAATATCTGGCGCAATCCGGCCGCGCGCGACGCCGACCCGGGGCTCTATGATTTCGTCGCGTCGCTCAACCCGGCGCAGAAAAAGGAACTCGTGCGCTCCGCCGTCCGCGGGAAAATTTCCGACTGGTTCGCATTCAACCGCGACAAGCTGGCCAATCTGACCAAGGGCGAAAAGGAATTCTATGCGGAACTCCTCGTCGAAGAGATCCGCAAGCGCCGGCTCTTCGCGCTGGAGCAAATGAAAGACGAACTCCGGCCGCTCATCGCGTGGTGGCGCGGCACGAAAACGATGGAGGACTACTTTGAACCGCCGGCGGAAATGTACGCCGAGACATTCAGCGTTCTCCTCAACAACCCGGCTGCGGTCCTCCAGCGGGCTCCGCTGTTCTACGAAGCCTTTTTCAACTACCTCGCCGCCAAGCCGGAGATTCACAAACTGTACTATAAAATTCAGGACGATATCAAAACCGGGACCGTGCAGCGCGAGCGCATCCGCAATCTGACCGACTCCTGGCAGCGCGCGGAAGAAACGGCGCTGGAAAGGGAACAGGTCGCCGGGATCAAACCGTTTCAGGAACAGCTCGACGACTGGCGCATGTTTTTTGATCGGACCTTCGGCCCGGTCTATCGTCGGATCAAACAAGCCAAACTCACCGAACCCGGCTTGAAGACGGAAGGTGCGATTGGGAATTACTTATATCGCGCGACCAAATACGAACTGCTGTTGCGGCGGTTGAACCTCGAAGTGCTGGGGGCGCTCGTCCGCGCAAATCTCGATTGGGTTGAACTCGGCCAGTATATGTTTTTCCAGCACGTCATCCACAACCGGCCGGACATCGCCAGCTCGGGCGGCATGAACCCCAAGGCTGCCACGGAAGCCATGGCCGGCATGGCGCAACAGCTCGGCCCCGCCCGCTACGCGAGTCTTGAACAGGGCCAGCGCACGCTGCGGGCCATTTATGAGGACTTGGTTTTGAAGCCACTCGCGGCGGCAAACATTCTCGATCCTCAGTTGATGGCGATTCTCTGGGAACGGACTTTCTACGCGACGATGAAGAAGGCCCCGGCCGGCGCCGCCCTCGATCGCAACAGCATCGAGGCGGCCTTGGAAGGACAGTACGGCGCGGGCGTTTCCGCGCAGATTTACAAGCAAGTTGGCTTCCTGGGTGAAATTGAGAACGCGGCGACGGCTACCATTCAAAAGGCGATGTCGCTCATTGCCATGACGCATCGGACCGTGGCGATCCATGAAATCGTGCAGTTCCTTTTGGAGTCTGGCGACCCGCTCATTGCCGAGGCCGAAATGCGCTACAACGGGCGTTATCGTGAACCGGTCATCCGCGAAAACGACCGGATCGGCACCCTTGTTTACACGCATGGCGGAAAGGTCATGGCGTACTATGTGCCGCGCGCGATTGCCGAAGCGTTCGGGAGATCGGACGGACTTCAGGCCGGATTGATCGGAAAGATTTATCGGAAAGTGGCGGCGATCAAATCGCTTTACACCGGCTGGAATTATGGGTTCTGGCCGGTGGCAACGTACCGCGACATCCGCGGGTTTGCCCGGAAGATGCCGGAAGCGCGATTGCTCTTCGGCAAACACGCGGTCGTGCGGTATCTGCGCGAGGCGCGGGCCGCCGCCGCCGCCACCGTCTCAAACCGGCCGAACGCGCTGGGCGACATGGCGCTTCAACGGGGCGTCGTCATCAGTGAAGCTGATACGCGCGGGGAAGATGCCGCCGATAGTACGTTTGAGCGGATGTTGCTGCGGTACTCGCAAATCCCGGAGACGTGGCGCGCCAAGAATCTTGGTGCGCTAAAGCAGCTCGAAAAGATTTGGGTCTGGTACAAACAGCGCGGCCAGGTCAACGAGCGCATGGTGAAGATCGCCGGCATGCTGTACATGGACGAGCATTTCCCAACGATGTCCGAGGTCATCAAAATGCGGATCATCCACGATTCAGCCGGCTCCCCGAATTTTCTTGAGCGAGGGAAGGGAGCAAATCTGCTCGACTTTGGTTTCATGTTTTATAACCCGGCGAAAGAAGGTCTGCGCTCGGAGTGGCGGGCGTGGAAGCGTTCCCCCGGCGAGATGTTCGCCAAGTTCGCCGTCTATACCGCGGCCACGACCATCGTGCTCTGGATGCTCGAAAACGACATGTTCCCGGACGAGCTGATTCCGGCGGCGCTGCGCAAACGGTACAAGGACATGCTGGCGTCGATTTCCGAGTATGACAAAAGCAATTACCATTGCTTCCCGCTATTCTGGACCGACAAGGCGCTGGGCAAAGTGTTCTATTTTCGGATGCCGTTGGAGGAAGGTGAGCGCCTGGGGAATGGACTCCTGCGGCGGTCACTGACCTTGGGCCAAGGTGGCGAGGGACCGTTGAGCTTTGCCGGTGGACAAGTGCCCGGCGTGAATCCGATTTTTTCGGTTGGCTATGCTTGGTTGCAGTTCGCCGTCAACAAAGAGAATCCTTACGACACGTTTCGCGGGCGGGCGATTGTGCCGGTCAACGAATTCGACGCCGGCATGGGCACGGAAGCCATGGCCAAATGGTCTTGGAACGCGGCCGGCGGCACGTTGATTACCCGCTTCGGCGACGAGAGCATTTACGATCCGCCCAAGGAGGGCATCGAAAAACTCCTCGCGCAGCCCGGTATCTCCAACCTCCTCGGCCGGTGGCTCAAGGTTTCCAACCGCGGCCTCTACGAAACAGCAGATCGTGCGAACGCACCGGGCAAAGCGAAAGATGCCGCGCTGCGCGTGATGGGGTTTGAAATCATCCGCAAGGCCCAGCACCAACTGCCATTCACCGCGGACGAGCAAGCCGCGCTGTTGAACGAGCCCTACCTTCAGGATTACATCCTGCGGACATGGCCGGAGGCGGAGATCCGCCGGCTCGGTCCCGGCGTCTCGCTCCCGCTTCGCGACAGGTCACGGAATGAGCGGGATGCGCTGCGGCAGGCCATTGACGCGCTGCCGGCGAAGTGACCGCGACACGTTGGCGACAGGTTCGCGACATGTCGCGAGGTTATCGCGGGCTCGACGGCCGGCAACCCGTCACCAGCCTTCACGCCCGCAGTGCTCACGGTTGAGGCTATCGGGCGGGCAGGACAGACCGGCAGTTGACCCCGCGGCGCCTTTCTGCTTCTGTACACCGAGTCCCGAGTGATCAGTTTTTTTACCGCCGAGCCCCGACCGTAAATCGGGGTTCGGTTTTTTCTTTTTCGGGAGGCTCATTTGTTGGTCCCTCCCGCCGCCATGATACGGGCCAAGTTTTTTTGAAGCGGGAAGCGTAGCGCAGTTCCGAGCCTGACAGCCACGAGGTCACCTCGGGCGCGTAGAGTGTGAACGAATCGCCGGGAAATCGAGAGCTGCCGGGCCAACATCAAATCGGTCACAAGTGTCTCTGACTGGCCCGGGGCAACCCCGTCCGTGTTTACTGCGTTCAGCGGGTCGGAATTCGATCCTACTGTTTTGATGGTTTTCACGCGCGCCATCTTGCGCACAAATGCATCGGCAGTCGTGGGCAACGAATGCCAACCTTGCCTAGGCAGAAATGATTTTTTTTGTCGACCAGTCCACCCAGTCAAAAATCCCCTTGAAGGGCAGCTCGCGGAGTTGGGACCAATCAAGTCCGTGTTCTGTCGCGGCGTCTTGGCTTAGCGCAATCGATCGCCATAATGACCTCGACGAGGTTCCGACCTACCGCACAAGTACGTGCGAACGGACACCCTACGACCCTACGGCACCCTACCGCGACCCTACGCGTAGGGTGCTGTTTCGGACGTGCCGAATTCATCGCCCCTATCGCGCCAATTGCAAACGACGCCTCTGCAAAACCACGGGTGTAATGTTGTCAGGTTGGTTGTCAGTTTGGCCTTTTCCGAATCACTCATAAATCATAACAAGCTCTAATTACACAGCTTATGGAATCGGTGGACACTGGGAGATTCGAACCCCCGATTTCAGCTAGACCACTAGCAATCTCGGTTTACCTATGAGAGCAAAGCGCCAAAAGCGCGATTGACAGCATTGCGGTTGCCAGTACGGTTGTCAGTCCTATGGCTTCAATTCGACTCAAACCGGGCACCCAATTTTGGTACGCATGTTTCCGCAATGCGGGCGGTGAAAAAAAACAACGCTCCACTAAAACGACGGACAGGAAAATCGCGCAACGCATGGCCGACGAGCTAGAGAGGGTTTACCTGAACAGGCAAACCGTTTCACAAATGCGGCGCGTCTTATCGGATTTCGCCCTGGATCTTCATAATGCCGCATTAGATCAAACGACATTGCGTGATTACTTGGCACTTTGGCTCAAGCGCAGGGAAGGCGAACTCGCCTATTCTAGTCTCGTAACCTACCGCAATCACCTAACTGAATTTCGCGATTTTCTCGGCCCGATTGCCGATCAACCATTGATGTATATTTCGCGAAAGAATGTTGAGGACTTTCGAAACGAAAGCGCAGCCAAATCCACTGCGCGGACCGCCAACAACAAGCTGAAAAGCATCAGAGTTTTGCTGCAAGCGGCATGGCGCGAAGAACTGGTCCCTGACAATGTTGGGACAAAAGTGCAGTCATTAAAAACCGAAGAAACCGTCCGTCGCGGGTTCACGCTGGACGAACTCCGCCGAGTGTTCGCGGTCGCTGACCACGAATGGCAAGGTATGATCGTCGCCGGTTTTTATCTTGGACCTCGGCTAAAGGACATCGCCGAGATGACGATGCGCAAAGTCAATCTCGCGCAAGGCATGATCGAATTTAAGTCTTCAAAAAAGGGCCGACACATGAGCGTGCCACTGGCGGAACCGCTGGCGCAGTGGTTGAAAATCAACATGAGCAACAAGCCCCACGATCCGATTTTCCCCCGAGCTTTTGCCATCGTGGAGAAAACTAAGGTCACAACTCAACTTAGTGATTCCTTCCATGATCTGCTCGTTAAAGCAGGACTGACCAAAGCGCGCCCGCTTTCCCACAAATCCACGGGGGTTGGGCTTTCTGGACCGCGAACAAGAAATGAATTGTCGTTTCACTCACTACGATACTCGACCACTTCGGAACTTATAAACGCCGGCGTGAGTCGGACAACCGCAATGGATATTGTAGGGCATGACAGTGAAGCAATGTCTCAGATTTACACCAAAGTCGCTCCGAACCTCAAGCGGGCAGCTCTTGCCCTCCTGCCTGACATCACGACCGCCGCCATGCCAGCCGCATAATTCCCCTCCACCCCGAGCCGGGCGCCTTACTTGGTGCCCGGCTTTTTTGCGGCCGACGTTGGCCCGTTGTGCCATTCGAGGGCTGAACCGACGGCGAGCGCCGCTGAGCAGACCATCGCCAGACCAGCGCATGACTGCCAGTACGGAGACAGCGGCGCGTAAAACGCGCAGACACTAAAAATCAGCAACAGGCCCATGCAGATCCAAAATAGAGACCGGCACACTTTCCGGTTTATGTAGTTTGGATCGTCAATTGGAATGCTCATTTGGCGTCCTCCAACGTCCGCGCCTGATAGTAATCGCGGAGCCGGTAATAACTGCACCCGGCCGTGCGCGCGGCGACGCTGAGTGCAACGTGTCCGCCCCGCACGGAGAGGTATGCTTTTTCCATTTCGGCGTCAGGGATAGAGCGCGCGGCGGTGGCCTTGCGGGCGTTGGCTGTTACCGCCGCGAGCTTTTTAGGCGAGCGGGATTTTCCGAGTTCCGCCATGGCGAGGGAGATGAGTTGAGCGCGTTGCATCCCACTCACTATCGGCCAAACCGTTATGAACTCAACTACTCTCTGGCGGTGGCAGCGGCAATTCTCCGATCAGAAACGGTGAACAGTAGTACATCCCATCGTCGGGGTATTTTATGAGTAGTCCTTCGTCGATCGCTTCTCGCATGACCCGTACAAAAACGCCGCCTTTAACCTGCTCGCCCTTTTTCTCGACGGCTTCCTTCCTAATCGCAGAGAAACTTTCCCGTTTTTCGAAGGAAGGGCAGACGCGCATGAATACATCGCGGAACGAGATGGCCGGATAGTCCGTTCTCCGCTTTCGCTTTTTCGCGCCCTCAACCTGCGCTTTGTCCTCGACCGACTCTTCGCTCTGATCCTCGTCGAGTTCCCAATAGTAGGATTTTTTCCCCACCCCGTTAACGAGCACCTGGCGGGAGCTGTACCGGATATTGATGTGATTCACGGATTCCAGCCGGTAGCCGGCACCTTGCGGCACCTGGCGCGTGATGCCGGCATTTGGTGCGCCCTTGCCGAGCTTCAGCGCGAAGCGGGAGCCTGAGCCGGCTTTCGGCATGAGCATGCAGGAACAGCGCGGCCAGTTGGCCAGATAGCTCGAACCGAAACCCATGTACGTCGTCTCCCAATTTTCCAGCTCTGCGCGCTTCCCGTTGTTGCCCTTCGCGGCGGGTTTGCCGGTGTGGTGAACGAGGATCGTACCGAAGCGCATCGGGTTCAGCGCGTCGAGTTGCCGGAGGAACGGTTGAATGTCTTCCGATTTCGCGATGTCACCCTCGGCGAAAAGGTAGAGCGGATTGATCACGAGCAAATCAGGATTATAAATGTCGAGGAGCCGTCGCAGCTCGGCGAAAAACTCGGCGCCACTGATGCCGCGAAGCTGGATCGTGACGCAATTGCGCCGGACTTGCTCAATTTCCGCGGCGGTCAGTTCCTCGAAAAACGCGAAGGAATCGGCAACCTTGCCGAGATACCGGGCGGAGTCCTCGGATTGAATAATGAGACAGCGCAGCGGTCCGTTGCTGCGGAGCCCCATCCAGGGCCGTCCGAGCGCCCACTGTAAACATGCGTCCATGATGAGCGAGGATTTGCCGATGCCCGCATAGCTCACGAACAACATGCCGCCGCCGCGGCCGAGATAGTCGTCACTGCCGAGCAAGATGCCGGGGTCATCCGTCTCCGGGTAGTGGTAATCAAGGAGCGGCGTTAGCACCCCCACCGCTTTCGCCTCGCGCGCCGTGCGGACGACCTGCGCAATGGCCGCCTCGGCTGAAGCGGCAAACTCCGTGATGTCCCCGGAATGGTTGTAACATTCTTCGACGAGGGAGCCGGCGGTACGGACAAATGCCCGCATCACCGCATACCGGTGGACCTGTTCGATATAATAGCCGGCTTGAATGGTCGTCGGCATGGGTGCGGTCGCTTCCGTCAACACCGGCTGGCCGCCGGCCGCGTCCAGTTCTCCGGTTTTCAACAGCTCCTCGTACAATAACGACGCGTCGATGAGCGCCGCGTTTCGTTCGTAGAGTCGGAGCAGACAACGGAAGATCACCCCATGAGCGGCGAAGTAAAAGGAAGCGGGCGACAAACCGGCTTGCAGGCAGCGGCGGATGACATCGGCGCCGTCGAGCGCGCAGCAGGAAATCACGTTGCGTTCCGCGGTCATGCTGAAGAGTTCGGGCCGCGCGTGCCCGTTCGTGGCGTTCGCCGCCGTTTCGTACAGCGCAAAGCCATTCTGGCCTGGGTCGCTGCTGTGTTCCCACACGACCGGCGGCTCAATCTCGGGAGGAACAAGATGGAGGGGCGGATCGGCCGGCGGATCGTCGGCAAAATCAAAATCATCAATGGAGTCGCTCATAAGCTCGTTGGTCGCGTTTGTCTGCGAGGTTGGAGCCGATCATGGTCGTCGCTTCCGCGCGCGATAACAACGCGGCATCGGCGACGCCCAGCCGGGTCAACAGTTCCAGTTGCTTGACGGTGCAGAGCCCCAGGCGGTGCCGTTGCACCACCCGGTCAATCAACTTGGAGGCCATGCCGCGGCAGGTGACGGGGGCGGCGTCGATGCCGTTACGGTGGAGGAGTGCGGCTTGCGGCGCCGTCATCGGCAGTTCGTCCCATTGCGAAATCGGTTCGTAGCCGAGGAGTTGGTCGTCGCCCAGGCTGACCGCCCAGGCGAGCGGGTCGATGACACGCGCATTCTTTTTGGCGTGTTTGCGGGCCGCGATTTCCAGCGATTTGAGTAAATCGTGTTCGGCCACTTCGAACAGGCTGATCAAATCGCCCCCCTGCATTTTCAAGTCGACCGCCTTTTTCATCGCTGCACGGATCTCCGGCCGGTCCGCTACCAAGTCGACGGATTCGATCAGATCGAGCCGGTCGGACAGCCAGAGGAAATCAAGAATCATCAAGTCGGGTTTTTGAGACGCTGCGATGGCAGACAGTCGTTCGGCACGGGTATTCAGACCATCCAGCACGCCGGGCAGCGTGCGGGTTCCGCGGCCAACGCAATTCCCCACGATGGCAACCTTGCCGTTTCGGCGAGTTACTAACGTGCCGAGTTCGTTTTTGACGCACCAACATTGCTCACCGGTTCCCGGCTCGAATTTCCACGACGGACGATCTCCGACATGACCGCCCACGCGGACAAAGTTTTGCCGTTTGAGCCGGACAATAAATTGCTCATGCCCATTCCACTGGTGGATTGATACGGTCGCGCGCCAGCCGCACCGCAACGCAACGATTTGCAGCCGGTCCGCCTGCTGCCGATGCCGCCCGCAGTGGATGTGATAGCTTCGCCGAGTCCATGTCTGTCCCTCTTGCTTGGCCCCATGCGCCAAGTGCATCGCCTCGATAAGCACGTCAAATTGAACCGGCGACAGGGACATGAGTGGTTCCGCGAAACTTTTCGAGAGCCATGGAGCCAAGGCACCCCAGCCGCGCAGGTGCTTGTCTCTGCCGCGCGGTTCGCCGCGTGAGATTGTCCAATTAACATCCAGACTGTTTGACTTGAATTGCGAGGTGCGCCGCTCTCGCTTCGTCTGTGTGAATTTGAAGCCGCATCCGCGGATGCAGGTTTCGATTTGCTCAAGCCACGGGCGATGTTCGCCTTGGGTAATCACAATTCCCCCGGTCTTCTCATTGATATGCGCGTTGGTCATTGCCCAGCCGATGAAGCTCAGTTCGTCGTCGGTTAGTGGAACCCCTACGGCTCCGTCCCAAACGCCCGCACACGGTAGAATCGAGGTGTCTCGCAATGAGGCGAGATTGCCAGCTTCTTTGAATTTCCATCCGGTCCGCCCAGCGTGGTCGTAAAGCATCCGGTGGTTTTCCGTGACGCGAATATCGCAGCTCTGGGCCTTGATCGCGACGAACCTTTCCTCCGGCGCGAGCGGCCGGCGGAATACCTCTTGCGCTGGCACGTAGTTGAGGCTTCCGGTCTGGATGTCGAAGCCAGCGACGGACTCGCCTACGGCAACGTCGCGCTTCCAGCCGTCGCGCGTCAGTATCTCCGTTTGCTCGTCAACGCATTGCCGGTACAGCCCCGCGAGCTTGGTGGGACGCAGGACGCACACGCATGACACGTCGGGGCAGTCCCAACCTTCCGTCAACAGCATCGCGTTGCAGATAGCGTGTCCCCGGCCAGCGCGGGCGAACCAAGCCATTTTCTCCGTGCGGTCGGTACAGGCGCCCGAAACGAACTGCGCGACCATGCCAGCGGCATTTAACGCCTCGGACATGAGCCGGGCGGTTTCGACCCCCGGCAGGAACAGCACGATTTTGCGGTCCCCCGCCCGGGCGAAGACATGCCGGGCAATCTCGCCGAGAAACGGGGAAATGCGGACAGACAATTCCTTCGCGTCGAAGTCGGCACCGTGCGGCGAGCGGCTGATTTTGACGTTGCGGAGATCAATGCGCAGCGGGATCTGGACGGAGATCGGGCGCACGAGGTAGCCCGCACGGCAGGCCGGCAGGAGCCCGTAGTCGAACACGATGCGCTGATAGAACCGGCCGAGGCTGCGCTTGTCGCCGCGGTCCGGCGTCGCGGTCACGCCGAGGATTTTGGCTTTGTGCGCGTAGGGTTCCCCGACCGCCGGTGCCTTCCAATCCGCCGCGAGCGACTGACGGCCGAAGTGGAAATAATTCAGGATTTTCAGGTACGAGGGCGCGAGGGACCGGTGCGCCTCGTCGACGACGACGAGCGCAAAATGATCGTCCGGGAATCCGCAAAGCCGGGTGTGCTTGGTCAGTGTTTGCACGGACGCGATCACCACCGAAGCCTGGAGCGACGCCGACTCGGCCGCCTTCTCGCGCTCGGACACGAGGCCGGTCGACCGTTCGAGTTTGTCGGCGGCCTGGTCCAGCAGTTCCTCGGTATGCGCGAGGATCAGCACGCGCCCGCCGGCCGCCACCATCTCACGCGCGACCTGGGAGAAAATAATCGTGTTATGCGTTACCGTGAAATCGCCAAGCAGGAAAAGGCGGTCGCCGTCGATTTCGAATCCATAGTAGTCGCCGACCCCGACAGGCTCGACCGTGAACCCGGTTACAAGCGCATCCTTTTTCTGCCGACGTGAATGGGCGATCTGTCGCTTGATCCGGCAAGGGACGATGCTAGTCTCTCCCGAAACGCAGACCCGGAAATAATCGCCGGAAACTCCATTGTTCCCGCACGTTTTCCGACAGGGCGTTTTGTAGGCTGCGAGTCCAACCGAGCGCGCGAGAAAGCAAACGTCGTCAGCAATTGTCTCGTTGGCATTGATAAAGTCATAGCATGATCCACTGCCGAGATGACCGTCAGTGTCGAGCAATCCAGCCAGCACTTCCAAGCGGACCGCGCGGGTATTCGACTTGTAGGAGAACGGAACGTGCTTGTTGCCCAAAAGACCCAATTCATGCAGTGCCCGCTTGAAGCGGTTATTCCTGATTCCGCGGCCCGGCTTTACTCGTGTCGTGACGTGAACCATCGGGCACTTGTCCCCGGTTTGGTCGCAACGGATATGGTGCCCTAATGACTTCGCATACTGAGTGAGCGCAAAGGCTATTTCCCAATCGCACGTAGCAAATCCGTCCCCCCTAGAACCTCCATCCCCAAGCCACACCCCAAGGATATAAGGCGGCAGGTCGGGATGAATCTCACGAGCGTTGAACTCGACTCCGACCCTCCATCCTTTCGCGCAATGCTTGAAATTCTTGGACGAGGCGAGGTAGTCGCACACACTCACATTGGCAATGGAGCCCCCACCGAATTTCTCGCACCCAAGCGAAACCCGGCGCTTTCCTGTGATCTTGAGCGAAAGGATATGACTCTCGTTGACAACGTAAGCTTGTCCTTTTGTCGGGACGACACGGAAAAGGCGTTCCGATCCGCGGCAGACCGACAGCACATTGCGCGGCTTCGAGTCCGGCCCCATCAGTTGTTCGCCATTCCGCACGTCCTCGACGTTGCGGATTGATCCGTCGAACATCAGGATGGGCGTCCCTCTGCCGAGACACTTGCCGCAACCCGTGGCCATGGCCGCGAGGATGCGCGACAAGCCCTCGGCCCAGGCGGCGCTGATCGCGGCGAGACAGTCGTTTTGGTAGTCGCGCAGCAAATACGCGGCATTGGCGAACACCGCCGCCGGATCGAGGTCGTCGGCGAAATCGAGGAAGAGCGGCGCGTCGCTCATCTGTAATTATTGGGCCAACGGGGTGGGATCGGCACGCCGGCGGCACGATAGAGTCGCCCGGCCTCCTTGATCGTGAGGCCCATGTGCAAAGCGTGATGTACCAGATGCGCGACCGTGTTGCGGACAGCGGCTTCACGCGATGGATACGGGCCACGCGGGACATCAAATAGCCCTCCAAATCCGCGCGGTTCTCCTTTCCGCAAGTAGTGCGCGGCCGCAATCCAGCCATCGAGCGATTCAGTCAGCTCGACAGCCAGGCTGTGACAGTGACGCTGCCACCGGATCAGTACGGCCGTTTCCTCACTGAGAATCAGGGGCAAAAAAGCCGAACCGTGTAGATGAAGCTCACTCATGGCGCGGCTCACGCGAAATCGAGTTCGAGGGTTTTCGGCGACTGCGGCACGCCAAACGGCGCCACCGGGCCAACGACCGCACGCTGGACCTTTTCGGTGATTGCCACCTGGAGCGCGGCCAGATCGTCCACCCGGGCGAGGAGTTCGGCGAAACCCTGCCGTTGTCGCAGATCGGCAAACACGAGTCGCACCGCGGCCTCGGCGAAATTCGTCAGCGGATACGCTTCCAGCAGCGCCGCGATTTGGAGCATGGCGTCGATTTCAAACTCGGCCGCTTCCATCGTCATCCGACCGGCGGCGACCCGGCCCTTGTAAACCGCCTTGCGCATGGCCAGCTCGCGTTGTGCGCAGGCCAGCAAACTGGCGAGCGGGAATGGATCGGTGCGCGCACTCATGCGGTCTCCTCCACGATGCACGAGCGCGCCATCATCTCGCGACTGCGGAGCCGGTGGCGGACTAAATCGGTCGGGGTGCAGTCGGCCGGCGCTTGCAGCGCGCGCAGGGGAACCGAGATCGGCGCGATGAAATGCCGCAGCCGGTGATCGCCCTCGCGCCGGCAAATGCGAATCGCGGGAGGCGGCGGGTTCAACAGCAGCAACATTTGCAGGCGGCGAAATTCCGACAACGACGTGACGAAGCCGGAAAACTTCAGCGCCTCGTTGGCCGCTTCGTCGTAATCGGTGAAGGCCAGGAGAAAGCCGTCGCGCGGATCGAGCAGCGCAAAGGGCGGCGTGGCCGAAACCACGATGTACGTGAGCCAGTAGGCCCGGCGGTTTTGCAGGTATCGCGGATGGTCGGTGTCGTTCATAGCGTGCTGATGCGAATTAAACAGCCGGGATGCGGCCCGTAGGTTTTGATGCCGTGCTGCCGGGCCACTTGGGAATCGTCGAGCCAGGTAATCCCCTTCAGGGCATCCTCGGTCGAGCGGAGCAACTTCGTGGTATCCGGTTTGGTGGTGTGGTACTGCGGAGCATCTTCGCGGAGTTGACCGCGCTTCGCCTTGCCCGTGTGAAAATGATACTTCGGCCGCGGCATCGTGAACACGCACGTCAGTTCGAGCGGACCTTGCAGCACGACCTTGGCGGCGAGCGAACCGGCCAGCCCCACGCAGGCCCGCCAGTCTTTCGTTCGCTGCCCGCCGGCATCAATGAGGATGGCGCGGCCGGTCCTTTTGCCCAGCCCCATAAACCGCTTGCTGCCGCCAGGCGCCGGAATGCCGGGCACGAAAAATTCGAGCACGGTCCCGTCATCGGCGAAATCAAGGGAGGTGGTCATGGCCGCACGGTTTTCATTTTCGGCCGGCCCGGGCGAAGCGCGGTCGTGATCGTGATGCGCTGCACGGTTACGCCGGCGAGGGTCGCGAGGTTTTTTTCGTTCTGCGTGATCGTGCCGCCGCCCGCGATCGAGGACCAGGCGCCCGCCTCGGTCGCGGCGAATGAACCCAGCGAAACGCGGCCGTCCCGATGGCGCAAAACAAAGCCGGTGGCGGGAAGGAGGATCATAATTTTGGCCCGACGAAGTAGAAGGGCGGGGCAATGATTTTTTCCACGGTCGGCCGCCACAAATGGAGGCAGTACGGATGCACGTTCACGTACTCGCTTTTCGGCGGATGAAACTGGACGACGCATTCGGTCTCGTCCCAAAACTGCGCTTTCACGAAGTTCATTTCGTCCCACGTCGGACAGCGGTGCGGCAGCGAAACGCTGACGTGTTCCCAGCCGAGCCCGTCGGCCGCAATGCAGTGCAGCACCTCGCGCACGCAGGGGATGTAGAAGACGCCGTTGCGGCCGAAGGATTCGTCGGAGGCCATGCGGGGAGGGATACCGAACCGGAGCGCGAGCGGCGGGGTGATGCGGAATTGTTCGGGTGCAGCCGGTTTCATGGAATTAGCGCGGATCGTCGGCGACTTCGACCAAGCCCAATTCGCCCTGCATTTCAGCCAGGGTCATCGCCTCGGTGGAAATCGTCGCGTTGGTGTCCAGGCGTTGCGTCGTCTTCATGCCCTTCGTCGGCGAATCATAGCGCACCTCGCAGGCAATGGCGCGAAACGTATAGCCGTTGGTCAATTCGCCGCTGTGTTGCTGGATGCGCGAGGCGATCGAGTCGCACTTCGCTTTCAACGTCGCCGTGATGCCTTTTTTCTCGCTCTCGGTATTCTCCAAATCCCGATTGGCCTCGGCCAGTTTTTTGCCGATTTCCAACAGTTCCTTTTCGCTGTAATTAACGCGCAAGGACATTTCCGTTTTGAGGGGCGGGCGGATCGGGGCCGCTTCGGCCGGTGTTTTCTTTGCCATGGTCGTGACTCCTGTTTTGGGTTTTCAGTGGAGGCGCAGTCGCCAGAGGGTTTTGGGTGAGCCGTGCGAGGACCGCGCCGGCGAAAAGCCGCACGCTTCGACGATGCCCGACTGTTTGGCGTGCTGGGCGACGTGGCCCCAGGCGCGGGCGTCCGGCGGGGCTACGGGCAGCAAAGGATCGGAGAAACGCACGTCCTCCGTGGTGAACTCGCGGAGAAAATCCGCGCGGGCGTAGCAGCAAAAGGCGGTGTAGGCCCACTGGAACCAGGTTTCGCCGGCGTGTTCGGCGGCGACCTGCGCCGCGGCGAGTCCTTCGGCGCGGGCCGCGTCGACGGTGGGAGGTTTAGTTTTCATCGGCAGATCCTTTCGCGGCAGCGGTGATGCGGGCGTTCATCACCTCCATGCGCGCGTCCATCTCTTGCGTCAGGCGGAAGAACATCGCTTCCGCCTCTTCTTCGGTGTCGGCGTCGCGGAGCAACGTCATCACGGCCATGCCGCCCGCGTAAAACGCATCGAGAAACCGTTCCCGGTGCTTGGCGTCCGCCCATGGCATCGGCGAGGATTTTTCCGCCGCGGCAAAATGGTTGTAGAACGGGGTCGTCATTTGAAGATGAGTTGCCGGCGTTTCGTTTGCTCGACGAGCGGACCAAACTTGCCTTGGAAAACCGATTCGGCGGTCAATTCGGCTTTGCCCGTTTTCGGGATGTCCATTTCCTCCGCGATCAGATCCTTGATGCGCGTCACTGGATAGGAGAGGACCGCGGCAATCTTGTCCTCGTCCGCAATCGTTTTGAGCCCCGCGTAGAACGCGACCGGATCGAGCACGGTGTAGCGGCCGCCCATCACGGTCCGCGTAATCTGGACGCCGGCGCCCGAGGTGATTTGCGGTACTTTGTCGAGGCGCGCATGCAACAGGCGTTCGGCATCGTCGACGGCGCGCCAGATCGTGCGCGCGGCAATAACCATATCGCCGAGCAGCGCGTCGTTGGGTTCTTTCGTGATCTTCGCCAGCATTTCCGGGGTCAGGTTGATTTTCATGGCTTCGATTTCCGCTTGTATGGCCGGGCACTGGATGCCGACCGGGCACCAATCGCATTGCGCGAGCCCGCTGATGACCTCGCCCGAGCGGTCGAGCGCGTCGCACACTTGTTCGTCGAGGTACTTTACGCAGGCATCGAGCTTGGCGCCTTCCACCTGAGTCGTCGTGATGCGTTCATCGCCCTCGTCCTCGTTGTTGAGCGGTTGCACGATCGAGAACTCGGCTTGCTGCAACGTCGGCCAGGCACGTTTTTGCAGTACGATATAGCCGAGCGCCTGACTGTTGCAGACCGCGGGAGAGACCGGCTTGCGCCCCGTCTTCCAATCCCAGCCCGCGGCGCGCGTCGCCTCCTGGTCGATGCACGAAACGTCGAGGTGGCCGGAGAGCGTCCACCGGTCGAAACTATACGCGAAGGGTGCCTCTACTTCCAGACTGTCACCCGGCGGCGCGGCGTGGCGGACGAGCGCGACGCAGTAGCGGATGATCCACTCTGATCCTTTGGACAATTTGAAGCCCGCCGGGACGTTGGGCGGGATGAGTCCGGTCGCGTTGCCACTCGACGCGCCAAGTTCGGCCATGAGCTGCGCGGCAATCCGGTAATGCAGCACCGTCCCCTCGAATCCTTCACTGCCGGCTCGCGACCGGACCAGACGCTTCAGCACGATCGAGCCGGGACAACTCAACACCTGTTCCAGTTCGGAACAGCGGATGATCGGCTTGGCGGGAGAGGGAAAGAGTAGATGTTCAAATCCGAGCATGATTACGCTCCTGGTTCGGTCTTGCGTTGATTGATGACGGCGAGGTTTGCCGTCGCGGCTTTACGGGTGGCCCATTTTTGCAGGCGCCCCATGCGCTGGCCGGCCGTCGCGAAAGCACCGGCCCAAAAACCGGCACAGCGGCACAGTTCCGAATACGCCGCGAGGGTCAGCCGGGGCATGGTCATGGCACGCGCCTCAGAATTCATCGGCCGGCGTCAGCTCGATGCGCTCGACCATGACGGCGACGGTGCCGGATCTGAGTTTGCGCCCCGAGAGGTGCAGCGTGACCGGCTCCTTGCTGTCCCACAGTTCGGAGTAACCGCCGATATGATATACCTTCCCGGTGAAGGCGCCCGTGACCTCGGCCTCGACAGAATTCTCTACGATGCCGTGATCCTTCGTGTTCATGTTTTTTTTGGCCCACTGCACGATGGTCAGGTTCGTGAACGTGCGCTCCTGCTTGTCTTCGAGGGCGGTGACGGGGATGGATTTGGCCGCGGGCTTGGGCACGGCTGGCGGTTCGACGTGCGGCTTGGCGGCGACCGGCGCCGGCTTGGCGGCCGGCTTCACCACCTCGGCCACCACCGGCAGCGGCGCGGGCAGATCCGCCGGGACGACTTCGGCCACGAGATCCGCCACGACGGCGCTCTCGGCCGGCTTCGTTGTCGCCTCGGCCGCGGCCGGCTCGGGTTTGGGCAGATCGACCCGCTCGCTCTCCACCACCGCGGCCACGCCCCGCAAGGACCGTTTCGGCGGGAGGGGGCGGGCGGGGACGGGTTCGCCCGGTTGACCGAGGGGGGTGACGTTGACCAGGTTCGCGATGGTGCGCTCGTCCTCGTCCCAGGGCAGTCCGTGGATGACTTGCCGCGCGCATTGCTTGAGCGCGCGAATCCACAGCATGTGCCGCGGCCGGGTCTGCCAGTTCGGATTGGAATTCACCGTCCACTCGCTGAAAATCGCGGTGTAGCGGTGCGGCCGTTCCTGTCCCGCGATGAAGATTTCCGCGATGGCATGCGTCGGCTTCAGCGCCACGTCATCGGGATAGACGGTGCAATCGTAAGTTACGCCGGCAAGCTGGGCGAGCTTCTGAAACATGCCGTCGGGTCCGACAATCGGCGTGATGCCGCCGTTTTTTTCCGGGTAGGCGTAGAGCATGCCCGGCACGAGGGGATTGAGCTGGAGAACGTTGGCGACGGAAACGAAGGCGGCGAGCTGTTCGTCGCTGACTTCCTCCGGCCGCTTATTTTTGAAGCACTGGACTTTGAGCGTATCGAGCATCATCCGCTTTTCCATCCCAAGGAAGACGGACAACTGTTCGGACGAAGTGACCAGACTGGTTTCGGAAGACATAAAATGTATTTGTTTTAGTATTACAGCAAAGCTCGCGCAGTGGCGCCGGGGTTCGATTCTTCGTGGTCGCGCTGCCCCTATCCCGTTCGCGAGACGGGGGACGCCACTGCGGAGCTAGACGCGGGAAATAACGAGGTGCGGCCGGCGGGGGACCGGATCATCCACCGGCTGGCCCGGGGTCGGGGTCGGCAGACTGCGCAGATAGGCGATGAGTTCGGCGAAGGGGATCAGCCAGACACCGGTGAGGTTGCCCGGCTGCCGCAGACACTTGCCCGGGACCGCGGGGCGAAACTTGTTCGCTTTGCACGGCACGCAAAGGTTGTAGAGCCCGGACCGGGACATGCCGGTATAGGGGCAAGGATTGTTTCCCTTCGGGAAGCGCAGAAACTCCGGGCGCAGTTCCGGGACGGCGGGATGCGGGGGCAGGTTCATGCCGCCCTCGCTTTCTGAGGTTTTTTCGTTGGCCATAGGCTGCGACCTTCGGCGATTCGTTCGGTTGCGCGCAGTTCGGCCAGGAGCAAACTGCGGGGGGTGGTGTGCCGGGCTAACAGTTCCGCGGCGGCGAGACGGATCAGCCGCGTGAGAGGGATACCGCTGGCTCGGGAGGCAGCATCGACGGCAGCACGCAGCGAGAGAAACTTAATGGAGAGAGGGGGTTCTTGTTCCATAGTCCCCACCGTTCCCCCTAATCCAAACTACCTGCAACTCCGGATTGGCTGTTAAAAAATGCACCATTCCGCATCAAAGACTTGCTTTAATTTGTAGTTGCAGGGAGTTTTGGGGAGTGAAAGCTCAAACTCGCGCCGTACCGTCGTCCGTTCGCTTTAGTCGTTCCGCTTCAGCGGATTTGCGCCGTTTAGGCCGGCTGTTCAAACTGAACCCCGGCAAGCTCATTGAGATTGCGGTGGATCAACTCATCGCCCGCGTGGCCGTAGATCATCAACTACTTATCGTCTCCACTGCGGCCAAGAAGCCGGCGCAAGTCGACGGCTTTGTTATGACTGCCGCGGGGGGTGGCCAGGTGTTCGAGGGGAAGGCCACCCTCTATTTGCGCCCGGTCTCGCCCCCGCCGGCCGGCGAGCCGCCCCCCATCGAGCCCACGCCGTAGTTTAGGATAGTTTAGGATTGCCAGTCGTTCGCACCGGGCGCTCAGTGAGCGCCGCAGTTTTTTCCCTTTCTCCCATGCGTCCGAAAAAAAGTGCGTTTTGTCGTATTTTTCGCTTGAATACGGCATTGGATTTGCTGGGGGGGGGGGGGGGGGCGGGGGGGGGGGGGGGGGGGGGGGGGGGGGGGGGGGGGGGGGGGGGGGGGGGGGGGGGGGGGGGGC